TATTTGAATGCTAATCCAGATCTGCTTTCAATTCGGACCCAAAATTCTGGTGATAGATATGCTAAAGTTAAACCTACCGGAACGACAGCAGATCCTCTTGCCGGAATAATTGTTTCTTCTACTGCAGTCATATCATATCCACTATCTCCAATAGAAGGATCAGGATTGTTTTTCTTTGGTAATACAGCATCTGCATGTGTCTTTAAGAATTTAATCATATATAAATTATAGGTGATGCTTAGTAAATTATCAATAAATAATTTTTATGTCAGAAGATGATTCATTAGACTCTGTAGATTCGCTCATAAATCAACTAAAATCTATTCCTAAAGCGACGAAAGAAGTAGATCAAGTAGAAGATGCCCTAACAAAAGAAAATCTCGAGGAATTCATTTTAAAACATACTGGCAATTTAGTTAAACAGGCTTCTGAATCTGTTACATTAGTCAGAGACTACGTAGAAGCTGCACCCAATGCTGAAGAAGTAACGGCATTGGCAGAATTAATTAAAGCTACATCATCTGCTGTAGAAAGTTTGAATCGCATTCTCATCACAGATAAGAAAACCAGCACTGCTATTAAGATAAAAGAGATGGACAATAAAAGCAGGCAAAAAGAATTAGATGCTGTTGTTGGGTTAAAACTAAGATCTACCAGAGAAGAATTAATGAAACAATTAATTAATGCTACTGTAATTGAAAATGTACATGAGCTGACTAATGAATGAACTACCGAGGACTAAAGATACTACTTCTTATCAACCTCAATCGCGCCAATATTTTTTGCACCTATGATTTTATCCATTGTTGTTGCATTATAATAACTTACGCCTTGTCCCGAATTATTTACAAATGGTTTATTATTAAATAATTGCCGTTCCCATACTCTCACACCTATTTTTGTATTAAAATCAATGTCTTTTAATTCAGATTCAGTAAATTTTCTTTTTGTATCACCATAACTAGTACCATTATTTTCACTAAGCTGAAATATGCCCACAGAATATTCACCACTCGTTTCAAGAGATTTCGTCTGCGGATTATATGATGATTCTGCATATGCCATTCTTAAGAAGAAGGTTTTCCATTCCTCTTTAGTACCACTTTCGACACCGTATATTGCTGCTTGGGCTTTAACGTCATCAGGCAATTGATTAAAATTATTCACTAATAATGAATTATCAAGGTATCTGTCTAGAGCAGCAGATATTCTTGCTTTATTCTCTAAATCAGATTTTGATAAATCTGCTTTTGTATAAACACCTTTTGTTTTGGTACGTTTAGATTCATCATTCAATTTCACAGTACTACTAGGACCTTCTCTCATTTCGAAATTACGACCATTATAAAAATTAGCGGTATTTCCATTTACTTTTACTTTTACTATTTTTTCTCTATATTCACCATTATTTGCTTCTAATATTTTTATACCTATATCTTTATCAATAGGCTTTGCGATATTCATGTCTGGATTAAATGGATTATATCTAGACATGTAATCAACAATTCTAAAACAATCCCCGAGCATCATTCTATTATTTGCAACGCCGTTTGAATATGCTTCCATTGTGCTCTGAAATATAGAAGGGCTGGTTGCACCTATGTATATGGCACCTTTTTCATCAGCCCCGACCGCTTTTTTTCCTAATTTTTCTAAATTATAATTAGATACAAAATTATGCATACTAGAACGTGCTTTATCCATAAAAGCTTTCATACTAGTATATGCTTCTGATGTTGCATTAACTAAAGCAGACGGCAATTTATTAAATTTTTCTAAAGATAATCCAGTTGGCGGTGGTGAATTTATGTCTGTATCTTGCGGCGCAGAATTGTGTATAGTATTCACAGCACTATAATCATATAGTGAACCAACTCTATGGGATAAATTTTTGAAATAATTGCATGCGGACTCGCATTGTCTCATGAGATCTGATATTTTTTGCAAAAAGTCTTTATCGTTATCTAACGATTGAGCACGATTAAATTTTCTCTCATTGGTTGGGTTTGATGGTCTATTACCAATTTTATTAAATGTATTTTCAACCTCTTTCTTAAGTGTATCTTTTACATCTGTGGGTAATTGATTTATTTTATTTCTATAAAAAATCAAATGCTCTGTTGTTAATGAAGGTGCATCTAATAAAAAATTTTTCATGAATTCCCTAGAAGCACCCATCGTATCAGGATCTGTTGCAATTTTTTTCCAAAGATATGATAAATTTATTTCAATCGGAAAATCTACAAGCAACTCACAAAGATCTGTATTGTCTCTCAAAAAATCAGGACTATCACCTATAGTAATAGCTTCAATATATTCTGGAAATCCTGTTTTTACTATCATGATTTTTTTAATAAATTAGTTATTGTTTCAATCGGTTTGTTTGGTTTTGCATCCAATAATTTATATGGTTTTATTGTTTCAATTTTATTGAAATAATTATTTTCAATAAAAATGTGTTTTACACAAGTTATTAAATGTCTGCCTAAATGATTTAAATCATAATTTTTATCATTATCTAAATTTTTATCAAATTTTACTACATCTATAAATGTTGCGGCTTTTCTAGATGTTGATCCTCTACATTTGTAAATATATGTATTATTTAGATTTAAAAGATTATTCAATTTTTTAATTTCAAATTGTTTTTCATTCATTTCTGGTGGTAATGAATCTGTAACCGTTTTCCAAGCATTTGTCATATGACCCGTATTTTGAGGTAGTGTAAAATTTTCTTTTAAATCATAATTTTTAAATAATGTTTTAAAAGGATCAACGAAACATTTTTTATATTTTTGAATGATAAAATCGGGTGTTAAAGTTTGTGCATTATACATAAAAGCACCATGTGATCGTGAATAAGATGTGACACTTTCTTTTGCAAAAAATTTCAATATTAAAGATGCGTCGGGTTGCTCTATATACGATTCAATAATTTTTGAATCGTTTCCACCTTGCCCCAATAAAACCAAATCAGTCCATATTTTCGAAAAGTGGTCGTAAACAACATTTGATTGTATTTGATCTAACTCTTCATGAGTTGCAATACGACCAAATTGAAGTTCATTTTTACAAAATATTTCATTATTTTCAAATAATGTTTTATAAGATATTAGATAAAATTTCTTTTGTATTCTATCATATCTTAATATGCATGGACTTTCATTATGAATATGAAATTGCATTATATAATTCAATATGGATATATTTGGTATGGCACCGTGAGGTGTAATATCTATATTAATAGAGCCATCTTGTTCGAAAAATTCTTTGCCGTCAGCATCCTTTATAAAAAGATCATCACCCATTTCAGAGCATACATCTTTCAAAATTGATTTTATCCAAAGTCCTGTTGGTTTTGCATTACCTTCATTTGTATTAAGATAAGAAAATCCGCCTAAGGATTTTTGTACACCTACAATGTTAAAAAAAGTTTCTGATAATTTATATTCTTTTGCTTCAACTAATTTCAGTCTTTTGCAAATTGAATTTTCATAATTTATATCAACACAATCTGTAATAATAAATTCAAATTTCAAAACAAAATCATCATTTGTTAATGGAGGAACCGCATTATATTTTGAATCTGGCAATATTGTCAATATAACCATATCTCTACCATTGCCTAAGTATGTATATTCTTTATCAAAAAAATTCAAATCATTCTTAACAATAATCTCTGCTGTATGAAATGGATGATATATATTATCAATAATTTCAATATATCTAAATGCGTTACCTTTCATCATGACAGCTTTACCAGAATCATCAAGTGCGACAAATGTTGCACACATCAAATAATCATTTCCATTATATTGATAAGCAAATTTATCTTTATTACTAGTAATATAGTCTGATATAGCCATACATTATTCTCTATTTTTTAATGATTTTAAAATTGTATTTAAATATTCTTTTTTAATAACTTTAATCACAGAACCTGGTGTTAATAATTTAAGAGAATTTTGTATATTATTACATAATAATATTAACCACCACAAATGTATAGTACCGTAAACCTGATAGCTAATGGATGTCAATGGTAGTGTGTCTGGAACATTAAAATAATCAAATACACCATCATCAATATTATCTGGTAAAGTAATTTTTTTTCCAATATTATAAAAATAATACATATCACCATTTTCATTTGTATCTTTATACATATTGAAAATGTTCTCGTAATATTCGTCTGGATGTGATAATTTTATTTGTTCCATATTATCTTACAAACTTTGCAACGTCTGCTGCAGTCGACGCATCTTTTTCTAAACTAATCTGTTTAATTTTAGGCGCTGCATTCACGTTGATCATGTTTTCTCTCCATGGTTCCCTAGGCATAAAATCACTTATATTTTCTTTTTTTTCTTTTATTTCTTTTATTTCAGATTTTGCTAAACTTCTACCTGGCGGTGGTATATATACTCTTGCCATGTTCATAGCATCTATATACATATTTGCATCAAATTTAATCAAAGAAGTAAATGTAATTTTTACGCTATAAGCTTCTGGATATATTTCTTCTCCATATAAACTTTTTGTGCCTAAATGATTAACGGTATAGTCCGAAACATAACAAAAAGGTAAATTTACTTTGCCCGGTATAACTATGTCATAAATTCTTGTAGGGTCGACAGCAATAAGATCCTTTCTATAAGGCATATTGTTTAATCCAAATAGCTTAACAAATTTTAAATTCTTTTGTGTTTCATAGCTATTTTTTGTATTATAAAGAGGAAAAGATATAGTAACACTTGGTTCACCTACGCTATCAAAATTATAAAATTGAGGCATTTGAATATATGCACCAGGCGATAATAAAGAAGGTAATTGTGAAAACTTTTTTAAATTGCTTTTAGCATTACTAGTGTCAATCTGAAAAAGACCGGCATCAAATTGCAGATATTCATTTCCTTCATCAAATCTATTAGATAATGATAAAAATTCATCATCTAAGTAAGGAAAAATAAATTTTTTCCCAGTCCTAGATAACGTATATAAATGATCATAAAGCTCCTTTAATTTCAAGCTATTCCATTGCATCTCGCTAGTCATTGATGCCTTAGTAGCTTCGCTAAATTTTTGTTTAATATTACTAAAGTAATCTTTTGTATTTTTCATTACATCAGAATTTGATGCATTTTCTGCATATGTCTTAGCCCACTCTGGCGCCGAAATAGATTTAAGTGAATCCAACATACCGGGAACAACTGTATTAGATGCAGATCTTAATATCGCAGCACTTTGATTTACACCTTCTAATCCTATTGTTAATGATGACTTTAAATTTTGTATCAATGGCGATGTTTCAATATTATATTCTGTAGCTATTAATTTTGGAACATGATCAATAATAATGGTTTTATTTTCTGATAAATTCCATATATAATCTTTTAAAATGTTATAGTCTTCTGAAATGCTGCTTTTTTGAAAATTATCAGCGTTGGGTGTTTGTGTATTATTGACTTGTTTTGATGTGGGTGAATTAGCAGAACGCGAAGCTAGTGTTTCTTCCATTACGCGCGCCGCTATAGTCGTGACCGGATCTACTCCTATAGCTAATCTAACGCTACCAGCAAAGGGATTTTGTGTGTTTGGAGGTGGTATATCAGCCATAATTATGATTTACTTTCTAATAAATTTGTGACTGATGCCGAACTCGCAAAATAATGTCTGCGTGAGTCAGACAAGTTTTGCCTTATATTCACATCACCAGTATTAATAGGCATGCCAGTATTTTTTTCAGAATTTTCAGTGTTTTTGACGAGTCTCTGCAATAGTTGCGTTTGCACGTCTAATTTATTATTTTGTATATGCATTAATTCTGTATCATCACCTGAATTAATTATTTGTATAGAATTATTTTTTTTTGGCTTTTCGATGCTAGTTGTTGGTGCATTTACAGCGGGTAAAGGTGTAGTATTTTCGGGTATTTTAGATTTTAAACTTTTGAGAGCCTCTTGCTTTTCTTTTTTGAGATTATCGATTTCATATGCGTGTCGCTGCATCGAAGCATTGCCACCCGCCATAGCCGTACTTTTCATTTTCTTTTCAGATTCAGCTATCTTTTCATCATACAGTTTTTCAATCTCTGGTGCTGTGTTAGGTATTTTAATTTTTTGAATATTTTTCTTTGAAAATCCAAAAATTTTCTTTACCCCGTTAACTATATCGCTAAACCAATCACTTATCCACTTCCCCATTGATCCAAATAAATCACCTATTTTGCTGAAAAAATCTTTACCAGCTTCTGCTCTAACTTTGAATTTTTTTTCTTCTTCAGGAGTCCTGGTGATATCACGCCATGCCTGCCATATACCCAATCCAAGTGATATTGGTGCACCTAAACCGGTTCCTGTTGCTATTGCACTTGCGATTTCAATTAAACCACCAACATAATCACCCTTCTTAAATCTATCATATGCAAAATATAACGATATGATTCCTCCTAATACTGGTATTTTAGATAAGAATTTTAAGCCCGTTTTACCAGAACCCAATAATTTAGCTAAAAAACCTCCTTTAGCACCTGTTTTTACCAATCCTTCAACACCTTCTGTCGCTACATTTGTTAATGATTTTTCTGTTTGTGCAAAGGGTATTTTTAAATTACCGAACATGTTCGGTAATTTTTCTTTTAAAAATTTTATAGGCCACTGAATAATGGTTTTAACCTTCTCAAAAATTATCTCTCCTATCTCTGCAGATGTTTTACCACCTCTTAATTGATATTTTGCAAATAAATCGATCGTACCTTGTAATGGGCCTATTTCATTAGATAAAAAATGTGAAAGTATTGATATCACTGGGCTAGCAGATACTAACATTGTTGTCAATCCTTTAACAACGCGAAATAAATTACCGATAATAGGTAATGATAATAAGAAGTTTGTTAACCAATTACTTTTTTCTTCTTTTTTAACCTCTGTTTTTTGGGGTTCATTTATCTTGGTTATTTGTTTTGTATCTTCTGGCTGAAATGTCTTGGCTCTCTCTAAATCTTTCTGGCTCTCTGCACGCTTCATTTCATTATCTAAAATGGTTTTATGTATATTAGAAAGTTGTGCAGAGATGTGAGAGACTTTCATCACCTTATTAAAGACAACAGCTGCAACTTGATATGGTTTTTCATCGAGGTTAGTAGTAGTTTGTTCTGTTGCAACATACCCTTGTTTGGTATTTATTTGGTCGGGTCGTTCTAATAATTTTGAAGAAGAACTGACCTTTAAAATTGAATCGAAAATTTTAGCAATTACAACATATCTGCTCCTTTCTCTACTAGATAATACATTAGTTTTTTTATCATCTTTCACATTACCAATTAAATGATCTTTTATATCACCAATCATGCGTTTTACTGATTCAAATCTATCAATAACTCTATCAGTAAAATCCCCTAATGCAGATGTAGTAGCGCTACTGTTTGTTTTAATTGTTGCAGCAGCATTCGCCATGGCATTTTCCGTTGTCCTGGCATAATCTTTGATTAAATCTCTTAATGATGTATTTGTTTCATTAAGTGATTTTAATTCATATATAAGACGATGTGTGATGTCTTCTATAGCCATTAATAATTATTTAATGGCGTGATCTTTAAACAAAGAGTCTTGCGTCTAATGTAAGTTTGATATCGTTTATAGTCAAATAATCGTCTTCTGGCTTCTTAAATTTTTCTGTAATAAGATTATTGAGTTTTGTTATAATCGAAGCCGGCAATTGTTCTATAATTTTTAATCTATCTTCTATCGATAATAGATTTAGATCTTGTGTTATATCTCTTATTTGCACTGATTTAATGTATTTTAAAATTTCAAATACATACATCTCCCCTATAATATTAGTAAGATCTAAATTAGCTGTATTTTTAATTTTTGTCAGCTGTATTTTTGTAATTGCTTGATCTAATGAAAGTAATGGTGATTGTGAAGTAATTTTTAATGGACCTTCTTCAAGATGAAATTCGCCAAATGCATCTTCATCGAAATTTATTTGTTTGTTTTCAAATTGTTTTAGATCAATTTTAGAACCATCTAGTTCTAAAGGTTGTGCAGTGAATTTATTTCTGAATGCTATAGCTATAACAGATCTATCACTTAAACGATAAATGTTTTTTTCTAAACTATTTTGTTCTATAATTTGATTAAATGCTGCATTAAATTCTAGTATATTAAAAAATTCTGATGATATACCGGCCTTAAGAATTTCTTTTTGTTGTTGTAATGACAATGGTTTGAAAGGTGCTATACGGTTTAAAGATGGAACAAATACCTTAATTGTATCATCGAAATTGATTTCATTCAATTTGTATAAAATATCATTTATTCCCATAAAAATTATGTATTATTAAAGTGGCAAATTGCCCTGTGATTTCTTTTGAGCTTCTTCTTGTTTCTTTGTATCTTTATTTTGCATAGCTACATACATTCTTGATTCATTAAATGTCATTGACATAAAATGATCATATGAAATATTCATTTTTGTGATTAAATTAAATTGCAATTCATAAAAATTCATTAAATTGTCATTATAAATGGCTTTGATAAATTCAATTAATGAATTATTAAATGGATTTATTTTAAAATCCTTGAGTGTATCTAATAATTCAGTATTAAAGATGTTTTTTTCTTCAATATAATTTGTATTATTAATTATAAATTGTTTAATATCTGTATATACAGAAGCCGGGATCATCTTATACAATGCATCTTTTTCATCTTCTGATATCAGATTGCAATCCAGATCATTTATTTTTAAAATACATTTTTGTATAATATCTTCATTGGCATCTAAAATAAATTTTTTAGGCAATGACAATTCAAAAATTAAATCTCCTATAGATATAGTTTCATTTTTTAAATTTAAATTTTGTATATTTTTGCAAATATCAAAAAGATTATATTTCACATGTGTATTATCGATATAAAATTCAATAATATTTCCTAAAGAAATAGATCTCATTTCTAATAGAATGCAAAATTTATCTAGATTGGATAAATTTTTTATCTCTGAATCAGTATTTTCAGATATAACATGATCAAAATAATTTACTAAATCAAATAAAGAATTATTTTGTATAAATTTCAATATATCAATATAATAATAATTATTAATCTCTTTTATTTTTATATTTTTTTTGAGACTTGGTAAAAATAAAGTAGTATAGAAATTAGATTTTATCATTATATTAATTGATAATGATAATAATTATAAATCCATGATGTGTTTTTTGCAACTATTTCTTCTTTCTCATATTGCAAATCTGAACCATCTGTCGAAAAAGGAGTGCAATCTATAAAGTTGTGTATTTTTCTAGCGGGTTTTGCTTTACCTTTTGTATATTGAATAACCTGAATATCAGCCTTAAGAGAAGGTACCCCGGGAATCATTGCATTGCCTCTATATCCGCATGCTATTATCCACGGTTTAATTAGTCCGTCCACAATGTCTATATTTGTTTCCAATAGTTTTATAGAAATCTCTCTCTTGTTTCCGGAAGACCTATTTTTGATTACGCTAGACTGCAAAAAACAATTATCACCATCCATGTTTATTGTTTCCATGTCTAGTGATTCACCGGGCAATTCTACTCTCTGCGCAAAATAAAGACCCAGACCTTCCTCTCTGGGATTGGTTCTGGGTCCTAAAAATTTTTCAAAATGAGAAAATCTAGTTGCATTCCTCAATTGAGAATGATCTATAGAGAAAAACCTAGAAATTTCATTAAAAAATTCAAATAAATCACTTTTTGGCAGTATCCTAACCACCCATTGTGTCTGTAAAGGGACATCTAGTTCCCAGACACCTATATTACTTAAGAAATGTTCTCTGGGTGAATATATACCTTCTGCCATTTATATTAGTTATGACAAGAATGCATTAATATTCGGGAAAGCATTAGATAAATTATTCAAAACAAATTCACCCGGACGCTTCTCTTCGAAGAAATGATAAGCAAATGTTACATCAAAAGTCTTTACACTGCCAGTACCTTCAGCTATTTCATACGACATTTCGCCAACGTTTCTGATAGAAGCGCCAAATAATGTGTATTGCATGACGGGATTAAGCTTTTTATCTAATTGCAATAGCTCAATATAGTTTGTTCTATCAGGAGTATTGTATGTACCAGTACTAGTAGCATCGTTGAACACAGCACGTGACTCGGCAATGAATCTTTCTCTAATTAAAGAATTTGCATCACAATAAAAAGTTAATTGAAAAGCATCAGAACCAGGATATGTTGCAATAGTGGGGATGTTAAAATTCATCCCCATATATTTAACTGCTTCATTTTCAATGTTTCTGCCAGGTAAAGCAGCTGTTTTTACATATACCAGCTCTTCTTCACCTAGGAACATTGTTCCGGTGCGGATCATCATCACGCGAAATAGATAGTCACGTGCGAAGTCCGCTACCGAAGCTCTGTCATAAAAACCTCTAATTGTTTGTGTTGTGTCTGCCATATACTTATTTATGGTTTAATTTTATTAGAGACGAGGACCACTTACTAATTCATTGAAGCTAGCGCCGGTTCTAGTCGCAATAAAATTCACTAAAATGAATTCTGATGCTCTAATAGGCTTGATATAGATATCAACAACTAATTCATTGCTATCAATAGATTCAGGAGTATTGTTTCTCTTATCAGATACGATCATATAATCAGCAACACCTTCTGTAGATTTTGCAAAATTGAATATTGGATTCAATGCATTTACTAATCGAGTACGTGTAAATGTTGTATTTGGTTCAAATACAAAGTATTTTACAGTTTTCTTTGTTGCTTTTTCTAGGTATAAGAACAATCTTCTTACATTGATACGATCGAATGTACTTGGTTGACGCTGCATTGTCTTTTGGCCGAAAATAGTAATGCCATCACCAGGGAAGAATGCTACTGGATTAATGGAAATTTTGTATAGTTGATCTCTTTCTTTTTGCTTTGGTGTTACTGCCAACTCAAGGACATTGCGAACACGACCACGTGTGAAGCCTGCTGGTGCATACCATGGATAGAAATTAGAATCAGTATTAGCAAAACTTGCTGCGGCAAAGCTTGAGAAAGGTATCCAAACATTCAATCCCGCAACGGAATCATAGATCTTTGCCCAGTTTCCATAAGTACAGGAGTAATTTGAATTTGCTAATTCAAATAAATGCTTCAATGACGTATAAATGTCACGAGAAAATGAATTATTTGCATTAGGTAATACCTTACTATTCTCTCCTTTAACAAATATTTGACGCAAAGGATCAGCTATGAACATACAATCTTTTCTAGATTGCGAACAGAATGTATCAAAACGTTGGTAAATTGTATTATACAATGCTCTTAAATCTTTTGTTACATCGGTTGGTGATTGATAATCACCTGCAGTCTTTAATAAAGATAAACCTTCTGCAAAATTATCAGAAACAACTGTATCATCAAAGTAAGTAACTTTGTTTGCACAGCATGTTGTGAATATTGTGCCTAATCCGCCTTCGACAACCAAATCTAGATCAAATAATTCATCATTTTCTACTTTATATAATGCATTTTCAATCTTAGCTGGCAGGTTACCAACTTCTTTTGTCTTAATATTGAGGCTGGTATATGGCCCTGTTGCATACAATGCATCAGTAGTAATCATGGAACTAGATAATGCTACATAATCAAGATAGTAACCACCGAAACGACTGCCTTGTTTATTGTCACTTGCTAATGCTTTTAATGCTGAATTAGTGTATAGACGAACTTTTTTATTGGGTACGCCTACTGCATTTAACCAGGTATCACCACCACGGTTGGTAATATTGTCATTTACAATAATTTTAACAGCTCTGCTTTCTTTTTGTGGTGCAGAAATGAAGTAAGATACTGCGTCACCACCATTAAGATCTTGAATCTTGCGATTAAAATCTAATGAACCAATATGATTTCGCTCTAATACATAATCCATCTTGATAGCATCTGGTGTGTAAATCGAACGACGCAGCTTATAGATGCTAATAGATAGCGTATCATCGAACTTCTCTGATGTAGAATCAGGGAAATTATAGAATGTTCTTTCAAGATTGAACGAAATATTGGAATCATCTCGTACAATACCCGCATCAGACCCACCTGATAAAGCAAAATTTAATCTCTCATTTGGTATTTGTGTGAATCCCGCACCATATAATCCGGTAGATGGTGCAGTTTGTGTTACAGTATAAGCACGAACAATACTGTCATGATCTGTAGTAGGCTCTGCATTGGTATTATCAGTGATAGCGGCATAATACCCTTCAGCTTGTGCTTCTGTTACTGTTTGCCCTTTATTGAGAAGAATCAAACCCGCCTTACCGAAATCAGCAATTGAATTAATTGCTGTGATATCTGCTGATGTTAATGACCAATTAAATGCGGTACCTTCAATAACTGCATTGTATTGATCAAGTGTCAATTCGAAAAATTTGGGTGCACCCAGTACGTAAGTACCTGCAGATACGGCGATATTGTTTGTTTTGGTTACTTCACCTGCGGAGAAAAAGGCTGATTTTAATTCAGTTGCTGCAGTTACAGAAGCAACTGTGGAAGATAAGAGTCCATTGACTAATGTAGTATATTCCTCATCTGTCAATTTTGCATATGTCATATCTTCAAACGCGATGCCATTAGCTGATAAATGAAGGAAATCTGGTTCTTCGAAAGAAGTGGTTGCGACTGTCAATACATCAGTTCCGCCCAGATCAAAAGCTGATGCAGGTACTGATTTTGTGGCGCGCCACACAACTACATTGTTATCAGTTTCTAGAGTAACTACTGGGTAAACTAACGCACCATAGGTTGATCCATACCCATAACCAGCACCAGGACCATAAGGCAAACGATTTACATACAGAGATGCATTTGAATCTGTGATAATTTGTCTTGCAGAATGATAAAAATAACGTTCTGCTGGTGTAGCAGGTATACCGTAAATTTGTTCAAGTTCTTGAATGGATGTTACTTGAATTACTTCATCTGTAGGCCCACGTTGGGCAAACCCAGCTAAAAATACATTGGTTCCGGCTGGTTGAAATGCTACTTGTGAAATGTCAATCTCACGAATTTCAACACCAGGTGACTGAATAGTTCTCATATAGGACTTATTTATACTTTTTTTGAGTCCTTTTTTATACTAAGAGACAATATAGTTCAGAGAAAGCAAATGTAAATGATGATTCTATTTCATTGGATTGTCTGTAGGAATATGATATACCATCAAGCAATGTGGGGAATGCATTTTTATAAATCCATTTTATAACATCATTATTAAATTCGTCCTTACCTACTACAGTAATATCCGTACTATATTCGCCCAATAGCCCAGAAATATCAGTAATATCATTACATCTTAAAGAAGTTGCATATGTTCCTTCTTGTGCTTCTCTCAAAGCATTGAGCCATGTGTAAATTACCCAATAATTATTAAACATATTATCAACTGTGAAGCTAACCTTCAATGGATCATACTTAGGATGTGTATGTGATGTGATACTAAACGGCGATCCGCTATAATTTAAATCAACAGAAGGTACATTAATAGCAGGTACTACAGCACCATATACAGAAAATGCCATTGTATCTAGCGATATGGATGTATTTTTGCGTTCAAATCTCTTATTAATGTTTCTTAATATGGGAGGTATATCAAAAAACATTTGAAACTTATCTCCTAATGCTTTGTTTAGGATTGCTTGATCATTAGAAGTTGTGTGATTGCCTATCATTTTTTATTCAATTGGTTGTGTTTCTGGTTTTACCCAATTCTTCGGCATTAAAAAATTAGCTCTGCTGAATTCTAGTCGATCAATAAACTTTACACCATTTTGATCTTGATCAAATGCAACATAACCTTCAGGGTTTGTGACCTTAATATCACCATTAGGCATTATCAAGAATGTTCCCATCATAGCACCTTGCATGATTGAATTGTATTTTTGTATAAAAATATCTTTAATTTGCTTTACATCTCTGATATAGTTAAACAAATGCAAAATAGTATCAGCGTGCCGCTCTAGAAGTTTAGTCATTTCATTTTTAGCTGCTATTTTAGATTCTTTTCTTTTAGCTTTTTCTATTTCTTTGTCTAGACGGGCGCCAACCCATTGTATGAATTCATTCAATGAATAGCGAAGATCATTTAAAAATTCACCTTCTTTAATTTTCGTGTTTAAAAATATGTTTACTAAGTCAGCGACCTTCCCATTTATGAAAGAGAAATTTATTAAATTGATATGAGTTTCAGCATTTTGTAATGTTCTTCTTACAAAATTTGTTTCTTCTTCAGTTAAACTAATAGTACCGGCTTTATTTTCAAATAATGCATCTATGATATATGCTGTTTTAGATTTTAAATGTTCTGCAGAGATGCCAAATTTTTTATTTACAAATCGTTGTTTGCCTTCTTCATCTACAGAAGGATCATATTTTGTATGGAAGGCAATACCTATTTGATATTTCTTAATATCTTTAGCCTCTTTTGAATCTTCGGGGAATGTATACAAAATAGTATTTGGTCTAAACCCCAAATAATTTTTACCACCTATAACGTATTTTTGTACTAATCCGGGCCAAAACAATAAATCACCTTGATACACGCCATCAAAATTTACACCCTTCAATGCATTAAAAGCATATATTAATTTCTCAATCAGTCCGGGCGCTTCACCATGATTCTTTTTAATATCTGCTACACTATAAGATAGTAATGGTTCATTGTTAAATGCACTTTTAGTAGATATAAAAAATTTACCGTAAGAGTCTCTACCGCATATGACTGCAGGTGCACCATCAATCTTAACAGTCATGTTAATCTTTCTATCAGTATTACTTTTTAACATATCCAGTAAAACTGAAATATATTGCAAAGTTTTAATAGCACCTTCTTTTCCCTTTTTAAGAATTAATTCATCTAAATGTGTGAGATGCTTATTAGTAGCATCTGCATTTTCCATTAAAATAAAATAATCCTTAAAGCTCTTCATGCTTCTATTTATCATTGTAGAGGTTTCCAACCAGACTGCAATAAATCATTTAAATCATCATCAAACCCAAAATGACTCCCAACAAAAGTAGGAATAACATTATATTGACTAGAATCTTTTTCATTCATATAAAAAGCACCTGGATTCTTAAATGAACCTACACCCCAATCATATGGACGAATAACCGCTGGTTTATTATTCTCATCCATAGTAATGACTTCAAAATATTTTGTGACAAGTTTTTCGTGTAGTATTAATAATGCCCAACCTAAAGACATAACGCGGTCATCATGTTTATCATTCTTAGCTTTCCATGCCCCATTCGGCATCCTTACGAAGTCTCTTAGTTCTTCTACTGTATGTAAATCATTTATTCTAACAGCATCTAATGTATTAATCCAATATCTTTGATTGATAACATTATCATATTTTGTATTAGTATGACAAACGACGCCCAATGGAATAACACTACGATTCAATTCTTTATATCCGTGTGAAATAATATTCTCATACTGATAATCTTTTCTTAAATTATCAACTACTTGAGCACCGCACTTGTCTCTCTCTATAAGTAGCAATGGTGATCCCCATTGCAATAGTATTTCATGCAATTTACTAGTAAATTCAATAGGAGTAATAATATTACATGAATATACAGCAACCTGATTAATGGCATGCAAATCAGTTAGATCTAAAATTTGCACAACAGTATTGTCCTTGCCTACACCTTCTGCAACATCAACACCAGCTACATATAGTCTACCTTCTTTTGGAAGTTCCCAAATCTTATAAGAACCATCCATATAAACATATTCTGGTGCAGATGCTTTAGATCTTAATGTATCAAAAGTAGCTGCATTGATTGATGCTTCACCTACTTCATCAAATATGCATTCAAATTCTCTTAAAAAGTCTTCTGGAGAAGCCATAGAACCCATTGTTTCTTTCTTCCACTTTTCATCTCTTCCCGGAACATCATACCAAGGCACTTTCATTTGCACCCAACTATTTTCATTCTTTACAGAACCGTCATATAATTTAAAAAACAAACCAGAGGTATCTCTAGGTGTTGAAGCCATAATAATTTTAGACTTCTTTGAATTTGAAATGATAGGATACACAGAAGCCCAAAAACTTTCTAGCAAGTGAGGTTCAATCCAGTCCGCTTCGTCGACAAACAATAAATTAGCTGAACTACCACGACCTGCTGAACCAGTTGTGGTAGTGATACCTATGCGAGATCCGTTTGCCAATTCCATGGATTCTTTTCCATATTCTTTCACACCAGGTTTTAACCAGTTAGGCAATTCTTCATATGCTAATCGAATTCTTTTAAAAATTTCTTTAGCAGTACTTTCTTTATTGGCTACAATTAAAATATTTTGATGTTCATTAAAGCAAGCAGTCCATAAACAATAGATAGTCGATATAGTACTCTTGCCACTTTGTCTTGCAAACAATAATAGAGAGAAACGATTATCACGCATCATCCTCAATGCTTTCTTTTGATAAGTATGAAGTGGTATTTTAATTTTGCCATCATCTGGAGCAATGATATGAAAATAATTTTCAGCAAAATGTAATATATTCTCTTGACATTTTTTTATTTCTTTAATCTCTTCAATGCCGTAATCAAACTGTGCGTCGACCGTTGGTAGATTAGGATTGTTCAAATAGACTTTTTGTCTGCCCATGTATAAATAGTTATCTATATGAACAAAAAAGGCTCACCAACATTTCATAATACCTCTGATAAGAAAATTCATCCTTACATGACACCACCTACCGTAGCTGGTAAAAAAGGTGTGGCATCTATGGGTGTTGCAGAACCCAAAGAAATTGACTTTTCAAAAAGAGAAGAAAGTTGTGACTCTTGCGAAAAAGTAGCTAAAGAAAGTATAAATACATCCAATATGAGTAAATTTTTATTCGACAAACTATTTGAAGACGTAATGTCAGGTTCTGAATTCGGTGGCGGAGATGATGCTGCTGATCTCGGTATTGATGTTGGTGGTGGCGAAGGTGGAGAAGATCTCGGTGGTGGGGATGAAGTTACCATTACACTTGATCGCGCTACAGCAGAAAAGCTTATCGATCTTATCCAAGGAGCTATGGGCGGAGTTGGTGAAGATGAAGGAGAGCTTGATGGTGAAGGTGGAGAAGAAGGTGGCGAAGATTTCGGGGGTGAAGAAGAAGGTGAAGGTGCAATGGGAGAATCCATTGAAGTTGTTGCTGAACCAAAACCTTTTGGTGCAAAAGCAGAAACCCTTCAAAAGAGAGACAATAAAGTTTCTTCTAAATACAAAGCAGCTGGCGGTAAAGCACATACAGGAAGCATTCCAGCTTTGGAAGCAGAACCAAAAGCATTTAGCGGTAAACCCGAAACACTTCAAAACAAGAATAATAAGGTCGCTGGATTTAGTACATCAGGAACAATCTTCGGTTCTTAATTTTTTAGTAAGCTAATAATTTTAAGAGACTCTATGAAAGTAGAGTCTCTTTTTTTGTTTAAACATAAATAATAATATGTTTCCTACTTTTAAGGAATTTTATTTAGAGAATAGAAAGGGAGAAAGAAATCCGCATCATTCGAATGCATTTAAGGGATTTGGTAAAAAAACTGCTGGTAATTTCAACATGACATATGCAGTTAATAGAAAGACAAATGAATATGAAGAGGCAATAGAAAATTTAAGATCAGGTGCTGCCTCATTTTTAGTTGTGACAAAACCTTTTGAACAATATATAAAACTTACATATCCTCAACATAATTTTCCTACAAAAGAAGGAGAAAAAGTAGCATTGGGTAGATCTGGTGATTCTACTAATCAGGTTTTTCTTTCTATTAATAACACAGGACAATACGTTCTTACCAACAAATAAAATGTCTACGTATACATGTTATTATTCAGGAGCTGGAAATGGAAGTCTTTGTTATGAATTATATGATAAGACTCGCTTACAACCTGATATGCAATTAATTCAAAATACAGTAGATGAATCAATTAATTTATTGGGTCAAAAAGTAGAATATTTTGTCAATACATATCAACCTACTAGTGCAGATAATTTATATGGTGAACAACCCACCATGGTATATCATGGACCCTATACAATAAAGATGATCATTAATCTAAATGAATCTTCATTAGCATTATCAAAATTTGGGTTCAATGCAGAGGATGAAATAACAGCATTCGTTTCTATACAAGGCTACAAAAGAGTCTTCACAGAAGATTGGATTTACTTAAGTTTAGATCAACCAGTAGAGCCCAAAGCAGGGGATGTATTTTGTATGACTGAATATGGTAGTACTAGATCACATGGCAGAGCTGGCAATTATTTTATTATCACAGAAAGACGTGATCAGGATATTTCTGATATCAATCCTTTAGGTGGTCATTATACATGGCGATTAGCAGCCAAACGTCTTGAGTATTCATTTCAACCCGGCATATCTGGTGAATCTAAAAATGATCAGGTTTATGACGATACATTTGCAGGTCTATTGTCTACCAATATTACCGAAAATCCGTTCATTAATAATATACCGTCAACGTTCATTAATAATATAATTGATGAAAATTTCCCCGACGAATTAGGAAATTACGTAGGTGACGGTGCAGATTTCTTAGATGGTGGTGCTGATATACAACCAATATTACCCCAACCACCAGATGACGAAACTAATCCAGAGCCACCGCCTGATGATGGAGGAGATTTTTAAAAAATTTATGTCAATACCAGGTTCAGCACCAACACCAAGAAAAATTTATCCGGGTAGTACGGATGAAGAAAGTAAACTTTATTTTGATATGTCAGTAAATGATACTGCTGTGTATGGGGGATTTTCTGTGGGTCCAGAAGAGGGAGAAGGTGGTGGCGGTGATCAAATAGTTCAACCACCATCTGTAGCACTCAATCAAATTAAAAATGCTGTTAAAAACAATATTAATAACACCATGAATGATTTCATTCAACGTGATGTAGATGTTGTTACTGGCGGTGATTTTTAATTAAACAAAGTTTTTACCTGCTACTGATCCGTACCAGGTATTTCCATCTACGCTCATAAAGGAGTACATGTCGGTAGCATTTGCTGTAGATGTAACAGTAGGTGCACCTCCACTCCATTTTAATATTTTGCCAGTAAATGTCCACGTTACTGTCTTGCTACCTGTTCCGTCTTGTGTTAAAAGTATCAAAAACGAATTAACACCTGTTGGTATATTTTGAAGTTGGAAACTTGTAATATTTTTATCTAATCTAATTGGAAATACTGTTCCTTGTGACAAATCTACCGTGTATATAAAAGTACCCGGAATAGATACTGACACAGATGTTTCGGAATATGATTTAAATTTTACATAATTAGATGATAGATTGACAAAATTAGCAGAAGCTGCTGATACAATACCAATTGGTGCTAATACATTACCTGCACTCAAAAATAAATTTCCGGTTCGTGAAGATATGTTACCACTATTTGTGTATATATGCCCACTATTTGTATATATCTGAGAATTAAGACCTGTAGTATATATATGTGAATTAGTTCCGGTTGTATATATATGTGAATTAGTTCCGGTTGTATAAAATGCCGCATCATTATTGCTTAAAAAGATAAAAGAGCCAGCTTGCCTCAATCCGCCATCTTCTAGCCGATTAGAGCTATTGGTGAGTGGATAATAACCAGGTGTCAATCCTGTAGAAGTTGATAAATTTGCTGTTGTCGATAATTCAAGTTTATTATTAGCATCATCATATCTAATAGATATGCCTTTTCCTGCTGATAATAAATTATTTACGGTATCTTGTACGTCCTCTGTAGTTAAACCAGTGTTTGCCCAAACAGCACTGTTATCTTTTACAGTAGTAAAAGTATTCTGCCAATTAGATGATAATGCCTTTAAGTCAGCTCCTTGATATGACCATGTAGTAGCACTATTGCTATTGACTGTATTATAAGTAGATTCCCAATTTCCTGTTAAAGCCTTTAAGTCAGCTCCTTGATATGACCATGTAGTAGCACTGTTATCTTTTACAGTAGTAAAAGTATTCTGCCAATTAGATGATAATGCCTTTAAGTCAGCTCCTTGATATGACCATGTAGTAGCACTGTTATCTTTTACAGTAGTAAAAATATTCTGCCAATTAGATGATACACCATTTATTTTAGTATATATATCATTAATAGTTGTACCCGTAAGCTGTCCAGATACGTTCATACTGCCATTTACATCCAATTGATACTGTGGAGAAAGTGTATTAATCCCTATCTTTCCATCTGAGTGGATGAACATACGAGGATTTGCTGAAAGATATAATGCATTGGTTTCATTATAACCATAATTTACACCGAAATTGGCACCGCCAGTAGAGAAAACTATACCATGTCCAGAACGAACTTGAAATTGGTTGTTATCTTCTATATTTAATTCGTCCGCGCCCAAATAACCCAAATACCCCTGTTTAACCCCACCATCTTGTTTAAAAATAATACCGGGATGACAATCTTCGTTAGCGCCATTATTATCAGTATCAGATTCCAATGTTAGATAACAATGTCCATTTGAATTTATTCCTGAACTAATATGTAAATTAGATTCTGGTGTACTTGCACCAATTCCTGCATATGGAACACCAGAGTCAATGTTCAAATGAAATAATGTTGTAATTTCGTCAGGATCTAATGTAGATCCTATGTTTCGTATAGAAAATGATTGGCCACCACCAGTTTTTCCATTTAAAAGATGATCGTCATGCAAGTCTAATGATAAGTGATATTTATTATCCGTACCAATTTGTCGTAAATATGCCCAATCATTATTAGAAGCGCCCGGTGCAAATTGCATATATACACCAGAAAGATTATATGTGTTTGGCGCACTAGACCCAACATTAGATGTTTCTACACTAATGGTTTCACTATCTAATGTTATTGCTCCACCTACGTGTAAAGTAGTGCCGGGTGTACTCTTATTAATTCCAACCCTTTGCCCGCTTATCACCATTGATTCACTTACAGTGTATAAATCATTATCTGTATCTGATGAATATACAAATTTTGTAGTAGGTAATGCATTAGTACCATTTGCATTATATATTAATATGCCTGCACCGGCTCTCTCATTTGTACCTTTTTTGTAAACTGGCGATGCTGTTTCACCAGATAATCTTAAATTAGATCCGAGTAATGTGTACTGTTGGGATACAGATAAAAATCCATAAGATCTATTTGCATCCAATTTATTATAAACACCCAAAGTACCATTGGTCATGAAGTTTATATCATTATCATTGTCTCCCAAAACGTGTAATCTATATGTTGGTAGTGATGTTCCTATACCAATATTACCAACTGAATTTATACGCATGCGTTCCACAGTACCGGGTACCGAAGTGATCTGTGATGCACATAATGTAGCAAATGAAATTACACCCTTTAATTCTGCTTGTGATTGTAGCCCCTCATAACCAAGATCTATGCGCGCGACACCACCGCCGCCCAAGGCACCATAACCAACACCCAAAGTACCGCCAATATACGGAAAAACTCTAGTGCTCCAAGCAGTATAGTAACCGGGTGCATTGTATCCTGGGTTTGAGCTAAATCCGGATAAAGGCGCGGCACTATCACCTGATAAATTATATATTCTTGTTACTGCGCCACCTCTTTCGGGCACTAGATTATCATAATTATAAATATTTTGATAATCTAGATTCTCGACTATTGTTTGATTGGATCCCGATAAAAGAAATCCACCAGCCACATAAAGTTTGGGGTCAGTACCTGCCCAACCGGGTATTGATTCTGCGTTTATTGATAATTGATTGGACGGCGTAACAGCCATAGCTACCGTTTTTGTTTCACTATTAGTAGGTGTGTGGGAAAAATTTAAATTTGAATTTTTTACAGATACAACATAGTTTTTACTTGAACCTGTAGCACCTCTCAATTTTAAATTACCGCCATCTACAGTAGATGATAATGCATATATATCTAATTGTGTGGATGGCGCACCTCCTATACCCACCCAACCACTATTACCAATTATAAATGTCGAATTAGTACTACTAGCTGACAAAATCGGCCCAACTCCTTTTTGTTTTAATGATAAAACAGGTTTATCTGCAGTAACAATTTCAGCATATATTGCTGGCACGGCCAGACCCACATTAACAACACTAAGTGAATCTGTAGTATTTGTAGTCAAATTTACTAATGTAGTAGACCCTAATGCAGTTAAATTTCCTGTAATTAATATATTATCTATTGTCATATTGGATGAATTTGAATTCACCCAAGTTGTACTTGCATTCCATGATGCAGAATTAGTTTTTACAGTTGTAAAAACTCTACCAACATCGCGTGTATTTAATGTTACACCATCTACAGTTGGAAAATTAGCATATATTGCACCATTTGCTGTTATGTCATTTGTAATTGTATTACCTTGCACATAAAAATCATCTGAAACAAATACACCATTTTCATAATTTAATGACAATGTGAATGGTTTAGGTTGTGTAGTTGGATCAACGGCATATATTGCTGTAGCACCAAAATATGGATTAGCTAAACGCAATGTACCATCAACAATATGATTTCGTGTAACTAAATCACTTTTAATTGTCAATTTATTTGCTATTATATCACCCAATGCTGACAGGCCACCGCTTAATATGAAATCCCCCCGAAATGGGTGTTCTGGCGAAGCAATAGGATCATAAGCACTATCCAATAAACCACCAGTAGACAATGTATGGTGATTGGCCCTGTGTAATTTATCATGAAAACGCGCATTTCCGGACATTGAAAGTATTTACACTTATTAAATACTTTTAATGTCGACTGGAATGAACTTTACCTGTATTTCCGCTTTTGATGCTTCTAAAGATATCATATGGTCATTCTCTTATAAAATAGAAAATGATCCGGGTGTTTTTGGCGGAGGCGGATTTACTACCTTTTTGAATTTTCTGTCGACACAGAGTCAGGGGGGTATAAAATATGGATTGGGTTATGGTCCTTTTGTATCTAGCACAGACAATTATAACGGTGTTGATGCAAATTTTTTAGCTATGGGATTTGACACAACTGGTTATTTTGGAACATCTGGGTCTGGATTTAATACAGGATTGTCACTACCTATTTTTAATTCACTTACTTATAGAAAAGGTACACAATTTGATTTAGTCACATCACATGGATTAGATTTTTACATTAATTCTAATACTTGGCAGACTTTAAGATTCCAATTAACAAATAAAGGAAATACTTTAAATTCGTTTTATTGTGACGAAAAATTTAATTATAAATTAATTTCATCAGTTGAAACATTATCAACTTTTATTGAACCCCAAAAATTACATATGGGCATATCATTTGCTACACCCATACAAGGTAGTGATGGATTTAAATTGAAGGTGCGCAATTTTCATTGCTACGGAAATCCTCTTCCTTAAGAATTTCTAGATCATAGATAAATTCTTCGACCTTTACGTCATGAATCATAGCTGGTGCTCTTTCTACAATATACTTTTGGAAGTCTAACGGTTTAATCCAATCAGTACGCTTATTCAAATCAATATTATGTTCTTCAGCAGTTTTGGTAACAATATCCAAAGCTTCAATCAAGCAAAGCCAACGAGCATATGTTTCAACTGACATCTTATGATCACCAATAGTAACTTCGATATTTTTATTCATGTATATTTTTTAATAGGTTTCCTAACAAAAAATAAACTAAATCATGATTTATTTGTTTTTCAAAATCATGCCCCATAAGATCTATTATGCTATCTAATGATTCAAATAATAAATCTAATTTCTTATATGCAATTCTCTTTTCACTGTCTTCTAGATTATCGATAATGTAATTTTTAACAGAAGAGACAATTTCTTTTAAAAGATTTATATTGTTTGATTTCTTTGCTAAACTATAACCTTTTTCATATGCTTTGAACGTGCGGTGGGTTTGTTGTAAACAATACTTTTCGACAATATTAATAATATCTGTACGTTTTACTCTTTCTTCATTGAAAGCAGTTGGCGAAGAAAGTTTTTCTGTTATATTTTGCAATTCTTTTGAATTAAACTGGTTCTCCATTTTCTTTATATACTAAATTATAAGCTTCGGATTTTTCTAACTTTACCGGTTCTGTTTGCAAGAATGTCTTGATTTCTAGATTAACACGAACATTTTTATTACATTCTAAACAACGATATGAATTATCTTCATCTAACCTAATAGGGATGAAATTATCAATTGCTTTATCACAAGGACATTTTACGTTGCAGCCTTGTTTAGAATATTCTTTCAGAATTTCAATTTGATTTTTTTCATTAATAACACCCAGAAATGTATTCCAAACATTATAAAATATAATTTGCAAAAAAGATAAGCAAATCATCCAACCAAAAAATGTTTTTACATCACTAGAAAATATATATGATATTGTGCCTGATGTCACAAAAAGAATAATTACAGCACGTAACATTCTTTCAATATAAACTAAAATGATAATTTGTCAAGATACTTAATTACGTCTTGAGCAAAAATGGCATTAATCTTATTAATGCGATCAATCAATTTACTCGCAATCATTTTTTTAGATTCAGACGCCACATCTGATTTACCATAATCACTAATTTTATCTGATAGATTTTTTAGTTCTACAATATAATTAGCAATCTGAGGTATAATAACTGATGATTGAAATTGATGTGGAAGTATTTTTGGTGTATCAATTTCAGATGTTATTTGTGATTTTAAATCTGTTAATGAAGAGTCCGATGCATCAGGTCCTATACCCGTTACATTACGATTGGCATCTGCTATGGTATTATCTTCAGTAAAAAATCGTCTTCTCACAATTTTATTTATCATGTTTGAATAAATAAATGCATGAGTAATCTATTTGAAAATGCATTCAAACGTGTATTAGTTGAAGCAGATGACGTACCAATGTCTGATACAGAAGCTATGGCTTCAACATTAGATGCTGGTACTGTACCAAGTGATTATGATATTGAAGCTGGTACACAACAAGCCTCAATTGCTGCTGCTAAAGCTAATGTCGCTATGGTTGAAAAATTGCATCATTGGATTTCGAAGATTGCAGAATTTACTGAATTCTTAAATGGGCAGGGCCCCGATTCAGTTCAAACACAATTATCCAAAGCTCATGAAAAGAGTTTGTTTGGATCTATCAAAACAGCAGAAACTAAGAAGATTGCATTAGTTGCTCGTGAATTAGCAGGATTCCAACAAATGTTAAATGGATATGTTGCTTCTTCTGCTGATCCTAAGTACAAAGGCGTCTAATACATCGCTTTTAATCTAATCTCAGCAGCTAATCCTTTGTAAGAATTTTTCTTAATAAATTCTTTTGGTATTTCATTAATCTTTAATGTAATTGCTAGGTCATTAAAGTCTTTTATTTTCTTACCTACACTCTCTGGCCAAATAAAAAGAGTTTCACCATTCTTAGCTAAGATTTGGCTTTTCTTCTTGGCTGCTTGATCTATCCACTGTGAATCCAGCACCCAAATAAAATCTTTCAATAACAACGAATTTATTTGATCTTGTTGTTTCATAGAAAACAACTTTTCAGATTCATCCTGGATTCCCGCAACCGCTACTCCATTTTTAACAAAACAAGAATTGAATGGTCCTTCAAAAATAAAAACTTCATTATCATCATTGATCTGATCAATATTGAATATTGTCTTTTCACTATTAATTTTTGAGATATAACGCGGTTTAATTTTGTTATCCGCAGCCAATATTGTTCTGGTTTGATAATGAACAATCTTATTATTTTTATCAAAGAATGGTATTACTAATCTATTCTTATGCACAGGATCAGTTAGTGATATATAAAGTGCTTTTGGTTTATTGCATGCTGTTTTTAATCTTCTTGCTTCAATAAATTCTAATGCTCTGATGACTACCGTTTCGTCTTTATAATATTCTACTTGCTGTTCATCAAATAAATTAATGCAATCTTCTGGCAATGTTGATGATTGAACAATTTCTTTCTTTTCTGTTGTTATATCGTCTAATGATATTGTCGAATAATTTTCTAATTCTTTTTTAATGTCTAATATAGACATTCTTGTTACCTCTTGGATCCACGAAATTGGTGTAGAACTCCAACCACAGTTATGACAATATATATTGTTATTTTTTGGAATGTAATAACAACGCTGCTTTTTTAACCATGATTTGCCTTCTCTGCAGATCGGGCACGAACCTACATATGTTTTATTGAAACGATTATGTTTCGGTGCGCCAGCATGTTGGAAGAATTTTTGTGCAATATATTCTTCGGGCAAGATGATCATGCCTTATGATAAGGGGTTTAATTAAATTTACAAGAACCCGAAATATCATTACCAGTTTCTGCATCTAAAACTTTTACTAATCCTTTTCTAATAAATGTACCAGAAGAAGGATCATACCAATGAGCTTCGACAAAAATTTTATCACCGATTCTTTTTTCCATGATGCGAGGATTTACTGGTTGTCCTGAAATGGGTGATGCAATTCTTTCTGGTTTTACGAAGTCCATGTATCTATTTATGTTTTTTGTTGAATAAAAATTGTTCTTTTAGAAAAACATAGAGATCTTTAGGTAAGATCTCTACTTTCTCAAGAATTCCGTTTTTTAAACCACGTTTTAAATCAAATTTTGAAACTGTTTGATTTTTTATTTCTGGTATTGTTAGAAAATGGCATTGTGAAAAACTACTTTCTATCATTACAAACATTTTACCTTTATGATCACCCTCTAAAACACCAAATGCAGTTCCTTTTTCTGGAACCTTAAAAAGCATCGGGGTTATTATTTTGCATAAAGAATCTATTAACCGCCGTAGAAAGGGAATCTGCGTCTTGTTGGCTGTTTGCATGTACTAAATTAATTGGATTTCCGTTCATGTCATATCCTAAAACGATAAAACATTTCATAAACTCTTCTAATGTAGAAGAGATAGCGACTTTATTGTCTGATGATTTACGAGATCTTTCTAGTAAATCAGCTTGTAATGCTTCTTTTAGAAGCTGTTTAATCTGTTCTTTCCCGATTTTATCAGAATTATTTTTTGGTATTCTTTTCTTTTTATCATCGGGATTTTCGCCCATAGAATTATTTATTCTTTTCAACATAGTATGGGCTTTTTTCGTCAATTGTTTGAATATTTTTTTCGTTTAAATGCGATACAATTACTTCAATTGATTGTGTAGATATAGCAAAATTCTTAGGAAATAGGATACCGCCATCATTTAATTCAAAATAAATCTCATCGATAAATGTTTTATTAGTAAAACAAGTAACAAAAATAGAAGAACGGCCCGGATCAATTAATACAGTCCATCTTCTCGGATCATGGGCACCGTATTTTTGAAAAATACGAATTACACTAAACCCACAATCTCTTAATCTTTTAATAAAATATCCGGGTGTAGATATTTTATTTTTTTGTCTCTTATTCATTTTTTATATATAATTAAGATTAATTTTAAATCACTTTCGCAGTGGTTATATATTTCAAATAATATCCCGGTTCTTCTACTTCAACACATAAAATACCTTTGCTTGAATTAATTTTGAATTGCAATTGACTAGATCTTAATGTTGAAATGCTTCGAACTACATCAAATAAGAATGGCATCGGTTTTGATAATGCATTACCTTGATATGTTTCTGCTAAAACAGTAGTAAAGCTATCAACATTATGTTTGCTTTTGTCTGTTAATTCGCAATGAATTTCGCCATTTTCTGAATAAAAATAAATCTTTTCGCTGTTATTAAAAGTACTACATTTCAACAAATTTTGAAATGTAACAATATCAATAGTAAACTCTACATCAAATTCAAAAGATTGTATTTTACTTAAAGATAAACCAACTGGTGCAATAATACCATCTTCTAACAGATGATATTTAAATTTAATTTTGGGTGATTTGTATTCGATATTATTTGAATTGACTGTCAATTCAATATTTTGATCTTCAATGCAATCAAATGCTTTAATGAACTTTTTGACATCTGGAATATTCAATGATACTTGCTGATCATTGTCTAATGTAGCGTCAGAACATTTAGCGTAAAGAATGCTATTATTATCTGCTGTTTTGTTTAATGAAATGATTTCATTATTCTTAGCTGTCAGAATAGCTAAATCTGACAGCCTTGAAATTGGAGATAGGAAATTATTACAAAAACTATTCTTATTCTTAAAAGATAATTTCATGTATTAATTGTATTAAGCTTCTAGCTTTTGCAACCTATTACTGATATTACTTAATTTATCTTCGATGCGCTTCAATGAAGCAAAAATATTCTTAGCGGTAGCTGAGTCATCAAAATCAAATTCCAATTGATCACTAGGTGATTTTGGTTGAATCTGTACTCGAGGTTGAATATTTTGTGGTTGAATTGGCGGTGCTTCAGTCTGAGTTAATTGCCTATTGTTCGGGATATTAGTTAAAATATTAGTTGCAATTGCTTTAAACTCTTGACTCTGTGGACGCAGATGTTGAGTGCGCCCTACAATGTTTTGATCAAGCTTCGCTAACTCTCCATAGGTTTGTCCTATGAATTGTTGAAGCATTCCTTGTACATCTTCATCCATATTAGTCTAATCCTTTCAAAAGTTCTTGTACAGTTGCATCATCAAGAATGTCATCGTCATCTGAAGATGCGGGTGCTGATGATTTAGTTACTGTAGTAGGTTCTGCTAGAACTGTAGCTTGTACTGATTCAACGGGAGCAGCTGCTGAAGACACTGAGCTCTTGCATAGGAAATGTTCTTCCCATAATTCACGAAGTTCATCAGCGGTCTTAACCCCTGCGATTTTCTTAAGATCATGAACTGAATTATACAACTCATTAATCTTTGCTTCTGATAATCCAAGATCTACTGGTGATGTGAAACGCGAAGATACATAAGATGGATATTCACCTTGTTTCTCTACCTTGACCTTAAGATTACACCCACCTTTACTCAGGTCAAAGATACGAGGACCGAACTCAGCAGCGTCTTCACCATCCATAGCTTCATCAATAATCTTAGCTAACTGACGACCATATCGAAGAATCTTAACAGTACCATTATTTTCAGGATTGGTTGGATCATCAATAATATAAGCATTAACCATCCACTTCTCAGAACGATTAACTTTTTCAGCCTTCTTCTTTTCTACATCCGTACCAAGTCGAAGGATACGATAACGTTCTTCTTGAATTGGATCACGTTCTCCAAATGATTGCAATGAAACGGCTGATACGAATTGACCTGTTGCGAATGATTGCCATCCATTCAGGTAATAATGAAAGAATGTATCTGCGGGTGATTTTGTATTTGGAAGAAGACGAACGGTGTATGTCTTACCTACTTCTAACTTGAGAATGTCTTTATATGAAGATCCACCGGTATCTTCTTTAGCTAAGGCATTCTTGATTGATTGGAACATTGATGCTGTATACATATTGAATATTTTTAATTGGTTTCGTTATATTTTTTTTAATCCTTGTTTTACTAATACTTTTAATTTCTTCGATGAGAAATATCTATTCGTATACAATTGTATATTTTCATAGACATTCTCGCCAAACATGAATTTCAATAATTCTTGATCTTCATGTCTAATATAGTTTAGTGCATTTGGCAATTCGATCAACACATAAGGATGCATTTTTCTTTCTTTCCAATGCAGCATGAAGCTTTTCATTTCATTAGTCTTGTGTGCAAGATATTGATTTAATGAAATATTATTTTGTGTTAAAAATTCTTTTAAGAATTTTAAACTCTCTAATACTTTTAATAACATATCCTCCGAATCCGGATCTAAATCAGCTTCTTTTTGAATATAGAGAGTATATGCTTTAATTGCTTTTTGCGATGTAAAATATTTCAAATCGAAATATTCTTCGGCACCATAGATAGCATATGATGCTTTAAAAAAATCATTGATGTGTATACTGGGAAATTTTCTCAGTATGTTAGATATTCTCTTAAGATAAACCAATACATCAGATGGAATATCATTGAAATTTTTTCTTAACTTATATGGTAGGTTTTTAGCTTGGCGACTAGTTTTTAGGTATTCGTTATATAGTCTTTCTTCAAAATCGCTTAACATTATTAGCTATAATAGTAGCACCTTCTTTAGAATTCAAGAACTTACTTATATATTTGCTTTTACTCAAAGAAGGATCGAAGTCGATAAACAATTTGAATAATTCATAATCCGTATCGATAGATACCATTTTCTTAAGAATCTGTTTGTATGTAGGATTCTTAAGGAGTAATAAAAAAATATTAGGCAGATTTAATTTCTTGCCAGATATCAAACACATTAATGAACAGAAACATAAAAAATTATGTTCTATTTCCCTCTTTTCGATTACAAGATTAGCTACCATATTTTTTGTAAAGTTTTAGTAAATTCTATAAATTTTGAAGTTAGATTACCTCCTGCGTACCGTTGTGTTCCGCCGCCTTCAACTAACTTTTCTGCAATCAGATGTAATGGTGCGTCTGATGTTACTTTTTGTTGCATATAAACAGTCTTGAGTCCCAAATTGACTACCATTACAATATCCACATTGTATACATCAATTAAATGATTTGAAATTTCTGGAAAATAATTTTCAGCAAATGTAGATACTACTTTATATTTTTTTCCTTTAGCAGGTAATATTCCTTGGAATATATCTAATTCTGATACGGTTTTTGCAATTCGTTTAAAATGTAAATTAATTACGTTCTGTTGTTGTTGATTGAATCCGTTATATCCATTATCAAATTGTTTAATAAATTGAATTAAACGATCAGCACTGACACCCCAATATAATGCATTTAAAAAATTTGATTCTTTAAATTTATTTTTACCTGAAATATAATCATCAATCAAACTAATTAATTTGATTTGCTTAGGTGTTAGTTTTTTGATTAATTCATTTTTAAATAATCTAAAAATCAATCTAGTAGTTGAACTAGTTTCAGCTATAGCTGTTTTTGCATCTGTGTATAAATGTTTTTTATCACAATGTGATTTATGTGTATCAATGATAATACAATTAGACTTGTCTGCGACATCTAAACATTTTGATAAATCTATAGAGGTTATATAGATCTTGGAATATTTTGTCATTCCATTTTCTAATTGCCATTTAAGGAAATCATCACGGAATTTTCTTGGTGTAGTATATTGTATTTCAATGTTACTGCCTTTGAGCCATTTCAAAAGAAGGCAACATCCAGCACCATCTAATCCATAATTAGTCCATATGACTTCTTTACTCATTAATATGAGTATATATAGTCAAAATGGAATTTTGTTCAACTAGTCTGCTAAAGAAGCTAATACATCTCTTGCGGATTCTGTACTATCTACCATTGAAGCCAATTCTTGGTCTTCTTTTAAAGTCAATGTTGAATAATCAATTCTAAATGCTGATGATCCGAAGTTAGGGCCGAAACGATTTTTCATCATAGCTACTCTCATAACACCTTGTTCTGCATCTTCTTCTAATTGATAAACAGAAGCAATAAAATCACCTGTTGTAGCTAGCCCATAACTTTCTGAAAGTGATTGCATAGTTGGTTCTGCGACATCATATCCCGATCGGTTTAACTGTGTTGCGGTAATAAACGGACAATTATAAACATACGACAATGCCCTAGTCTGTTCAGATAAGTGTTTCACCTTTTCATATGAATTATTTCCATATGTAGTATGTAATAGATTCAAATAATCTAATACTACAGCATCAACAAAGATGCCTTTATTTCTTAATGTCTTAATGAATGATGATAATTGATTAGGTGTAATTGTTGATGGCGGAAATTCTTTAATCAAAATCCTTCCTCGTGGATTCTTCTCTTTGATTTCTTCAAGAGCATTTTGCAATGATTCTGACTCTTCTCGCAATGTTCTAATAGGTATCTTAGTAGCTGATGATGCAATACGTTTTGCGTACATGATCTCGGACATTTCCAATGTAACAAGCAATACTGTTTTACCTTGCTCAGCAATATTTTTAGCTACATTTCCTAATACAATACTCTTACCGACATTTGCTTGACCAGCAAAAATATACAATGCCCTACCATTTTGCATGAATCCCCCATTTAATTTTTCATCTAACCATTCCCACTTTGATGGAATAACTGGTTCATCCGAATTTAATTCTTTGATTAACTTTTCGGGATTATGATAAAGATCTAATCCAATATCTGTTGTCAAATTAATATTACATGTCTTTTCAAATTGATCTAAGACCCACGAAGTATCTGCTTTTCCTTGTTGCAATTTATCCGCAACATCAAGCATAGTCTTATATACAGCTCTTTCTTTTAAGAAGCGTTCTGTATTCTTGATTAATTCATCATGATTATAATTCTTATCTAATGATTGAATCATTAATAATACATTTTTGAAAGAATCTTTTAATTCTTGTGTGGTAAGATAATTTTTTAATTCTGAGAGATTGGGTAAGCAATCTCTCTTTTCAAAATATTCTTTTACTAACAAAAACATCGCTTTGACATCTTTGTCCCGAAAATAATCCGGATCTGTATTATCAACAACTGAAGAGAAATATTCCTCATCAGTAATCATCTTAAGACAGAAGATCTTCTCAAAATGATCTAAATCAATTTTATCCATGCTTAATATTATTTGGTGTCTTTACGATTTACACCGTATTCTTTGATAAACGTTTCGTTGCTGCTTTTCCATATAGGATTTTCAATTGACAATAAACCAGGAGAGCGATGAATTACATTAATTGGATAGACACCAATTTTTAATTTTTTCATATTAGCTTCTAATGATGCAGAAATATCATAATGATGAAATGTATATTTTTCATTAAAATTAAAGCCAACTTTTTTTGCTTTAGGAATATAAACAGCAAAGAATAATCCATCAATAATTACAACACGAGAAGGTGAAGGACCGAAATTAGTAACCATCATTTGCTTTTCGTTTACTGGGTGTGCTACGAATCCTCGATGATCTTTTCTGTCTGTCATTAAATGCCAAAGGTTAATTCCACCGATTCGCGGATTCAATCCACCAGCCAATCCAACAATGTCGTAATCTAATTTTTTTGCTTCATTCAATTTTTGTAAAAGTCTGGCATCGTCAATATAAACATCATCATGAACGAATACAATCCATTCATAATTTTTATATTTTTCATTATTAAGGATAGTATTATATTGTTTTGACAATCCTTCTTTATTTTGATAAAATACTTCTAATTCAAAATCAGAAGATAATTTGCATTCATTATATGATTTATAGATATCTGTTTCTTGGAATTGATGTCTATTTTTTTGTGTACAAGTAACAATTAAATTGTTCATAATGTGAAAAATGGTGTTGTGTTTTTAAAATTACCTACTAATTCAAGCTTTCTAGTGACTTTGTATAATACCCCTTCTTCTAATTCTAGCCAATTCTTTGATTGTATAGAACAAAAGTCGCCTTTTTCATTTGCAAATAAAGTACTACCTTGTCTTGCTACAAAGATATTACCCGTCTTTTCATTAAAGATCCATAATGCAAATGTGCCTTCTAAAAGAGAAAGTGCTTCGCAAATGAGTTCTTCTTCTGATTTATTTGGTTCTTTTGTTTCTAGAGCATGTAATAAATGCGGAATATTACTCGAATCTACCGGATTCTTATTCCACGCACAATACTTTTTATTAATTTCTTTATAATTAGTTAAAACACCGTTATGTGCTACTACCCAATTATGCGCAACAAATGGATGTGATGTTGCTACATCATGTTCTCTTTGTGAAGAAGTTGGTGCTTGATTATGTCCGAGATAATGTGTTATATTCTTATTTTTACAAGTAGGAAATGAATCTTCTGGATTCAATAATTCCATCTTTTTTGGATGACCTTTTAATCTTGTAATGAATAAATTTCTTTTCTTATGTTCTAGGAAGGCAAATGACGAAGCAAATGATCCTCTATCAATAGTAACATCATGAAGTATATCAAAAAGATTTCTGTCTTTAGAACCATAGATTGCGCACATAATATGCTTTCATATTACATTTAATTTTTGATAAATCAATAAATATAGTTATGTCTATTTTAAGAGCACCTGGTTGGGCAGCACGTATTGATGTATCACTCCTTAATGAAGCTAGAGAAGCTTATTTTGGTGAATTAAACAAATATGTAGAATTATATGCCAACAAATATTACAAGAATAGCATCGAAACGGGCACTATTGATCGTTTAAATAAATTAATCATTAAAATGTTGCGTTTTGCAATTATGCGTGACTGTAATAATAAGAATGATGAATTTGCTGCAAAAATGGGTGAAGAAGATAGTGAAGCTAGAAGTGGTGGTGAATTAAATTCATCAGATGTGGGTAGTTTAATTAATGTCACTGGTGATGCCACGTTTACAGCTAAATCATCCGATTTTGCAGTAGGTGATATGATTTTCTTTGCAAGAAAGGGTGATGCAAATATAACATTTAAAGTAGAAGGTGCAAATGTTATTAGGACTGAAAATACTGATGATGGCATTAATGGCATGGTTTTAGTAAAAAATACAATAAATCAATTTTTAGCATTTAATGATTTCGTACAACAATATAAAGCTCTAGAAAAAGAAGCTACTGGATTATTTGATGCATCTGGAAATCGTATACGACATGGTGTTGTAGAACATCGTATTTCTCTGCAAAAAATATATGATTTAAAAACAAAGGGATTTGGCTCTAAAGTTATAACTACAGCTGTTTCTTCTTTAATGGAAAATTTAAAAAGTTCTATTGAAACCAAACCAACAGATTATATGCAAGATGTGTCTGTTAATATATGGGCACATAAAGCTACTGCACCTTCAGAAGAATATGTTGCAAAAAGAGGTGGTGATGAAGTAACACCCGATGTTCGATTTAAGGTAAATGAATGGTCTAAGGTGCTTAGTAAGTTGAATGGTGTTACTGCAGAAGTAAAACAAGAAGAAGAAACGCCAGTCAAAGAAGATAAATTAAAAGCACTTCAATTGGTCACAGCTATTTTACAAAAATTCAGTAATATTGTGAGTGATAATGATGATGTAGCTGAAGGTATTATAAATGCTTTAGAAGCATTAAAGTCTGGTTCAGCATCTGATTTCATCGATCAATTGATCGAAAATTTATCTGTATTAACATACGACAATGAAGATGTTAAAGACATGTATGACGAAATTGTCGGCGCTTTAACAGCTTATAAAGAAGCAGTTAAATTAACAAGAAAGCAAACTGATCGTTTACTACAAGAACAATATATTAAACGCAAACAGTTTGCTTATCGTATTGAAGAGTTGTTTAGAGGTTAATTTCTTTACAGCCTCTTTTCTTATACGCTTCTTCTAATTGGTCTTGCTGTTTATATTGTAGGGGATCCTTGTATCCTGCTTCAATAAAACCTTGCAATCTTAACGAAGATGATGCTGAATATGCATCAGGTTTTTCTTCTCCTGAATAACAGGTATAAGTCAAGCTGAAGTCTACTTTCTTCTTTACACCCAATTTAATAATCTCTGCTTTACTTAATTCGATTAATGGTGCTTTAATTTCAATTCGTTTTTCTCTATTCAAAGAAAGAACATTGTTAATTGATTCTAAAAATTCAGGTGATCCATCCCAATAACCTGCTAATGAATCTGCTTGTGCGGCACCATGCCATACTTCAGAAGCACCAATTGATTCAGCCCAAGCTGATGCAATAGATAGAAACATCATATTGCGATTGGGAACATATGATTTTGGTTGTGCTTCGCCTTTGATTTTGCGTACATCTGGTGTCTCAATGTCATTATTAGTTAATGATGATGTAGGTGCGATATCTTTAATATAAGACACATCAATAGTCTTATATGATTTCAAATTCGGATATAAAGACTTTAATTTCTGAATTTGTTTAGAAGCGCAATCTAATTCCTGCGAATGTCTTTGGCCGTAATTAAATGATAAAACATGCACAAAGTATCCTTCTGATAAGGCTAAATGTACAAGCACCGAGGAATCCATACCCCCAGAAAAAGGAATAACCACATGAGTATTAGTCATGTGGTTATTATAAAAACAATTATTTGTTTATCAAATATTATAATTTTTCTAAATTATATTTTGGTGCTTTCGTGCCCATGCCACCGTCTATACCCGTCATGCCAGATACGCGTTTCATATATCCTATGATATGGTCGGCTGATTTTTGTTGTGAAGGATTGCCGTGTTGTTTAATCAATTTTAAACCTTCATAATGTTTTTTAAGATTTTTTTGCAATTCTTCCTTTTCATCATCACTTGCTTTAGATAAATCTAATCCCGATATTTTTGCAACTTTGCCTAGATATGCATCTACTTTATCACTATCAGATGGTTGTGGTACTGTCAATTTTGGCAATCCTGTTTTAAATTCTGTTGCAGCTTGATTAATACCCATACCACCCAAGGCTGCAGTGAGCATTATTCCAGCTCCTGCAAGCCACTCTTTCCATCCTTCTGAATAGATTTCTTTATAGGCTTCGAAGATTAAATCTGTATCATTTTGCATGATATTATTTATTCTTCGTCTTCGACTTCAGTTGATTCTGCATCTTCTGATGAAGAATATGCCCATTCAACAGCAATCTTCTTTTCTACTAAAGGAATGATATCATTTTCCCAAAAATCTACATTATTCAAAAAGCTCTTTGCGTATCCTAGCTTTTCACCATTAAAAGCATAAGTAGCACCAGATTGTTCAATAATGCCTAATCCAACAGCAAGATCTAATAATCCATGATACTTATCTGCACCATTAGTAAATGATACATATAATTCTCCTTCTAAATATGGTTTAATAAAACGATTCTTTGAAGTTAATGCGCGAATGATAATGCCAACGTAATTGCGTTGGAATGTAGCTAATCCCGATGAATCTGATTTAACAACATCTTCTTTAACAGGCTTTCTCATTAATTGAACCGATACAGAAGGCATATAAATGACTGACTTACCACCAGGCATTGTTTTGACTAACGATGGATGCAATTCTGCTGGATTATCATATAAGTGATTTGTAATCAAAACGGGTGTTTTAGTAATGGCAGAAAGTTGCGTTACTGTTCTAAGTAGTGTTTTAATAGCACGAGCTCTTGATCCCATATCAGGTGCTACAGAATCTTTCTCAATACGTGATTGTTCCATTTGACTTTCAAGATTACCCAATGAATCAATGGCAATAATGAATTTACCTTCTTGTCCTTTTTCTTTTACAGATGTCAAAAATTTATGAATAGCATTACGACATTGTTCGACATTAAAAGTAGGTACATATTTTACCTTTGTTGTGTCTAATCCTAGGCGTGAAGCACTTTCTGGATCTACAGCATTCTCTGTATCAAAAATAACAGGAATCATTCCTTGTTTCTGAGCATTAGCAAGAATCTTCATAACCAAAGAAGATTTAAAAGTTTGTGATTCACCATATAACATGGTAACCCGGCCCGAAGGAATACCACCACCACGAATCTTTCCAGAGATAATAGCATTTAAGACATATGAACCGGTATCAATCCATTTATCAATAACAGATAAAGTAGACTGAGAAAGAAATGTCGCAAAAGGATTACCGTCATCTAAAATTTCTAATGATTTTAATAGGTCTTTGTCCATAACTCATATTAAATCAAACTATAAAAAAATCCCGAGAGATTATAATCTCTCGGGATTTTACACACAACACTCAGCAAACAAAATTATTCATCAAACAACTTAATGACGGGTGGTTCGTCAGATGTTTGAGCAACAGGCGGTGGATTACAAATACGAGTATATTGTTCTACTAAACGTCCGTCTACTTCTACACCTACACCTAATGCAAGATTAGCAAGATTAAATTCAAAAACAGAACCGCTGCTACGATTGGCTTCTGAAAGAAATTCAGGAAAGAAAAGTGGAAATAATTGAACTTGCAATTGCCCATTTTGCAATTGATTTACATTAATCATACAAGGATTCTTCACTTGTAGACGACCACCATCACGTGAAAGTTCTTCACCGATAATGGTTCTTCCGATTTGGTCAATAAAAATTAGTTGTGACATCTTTAATATATTAGTAATATTGCAATATTTGTCAACCCTTTATTCACCAAATAGATCATCCAATTCAAAGAGAACTTGTTCACTAGGTTTTCTTGGTGTCCAATTAACACATTGATAAAAACGTTCTACTGCTGCATATACAATCTTTTCAAATAGTAATTCTCTATCAGGTAAAAATATTGATTTAAACTCTTCAGGAAAAACATACTTAAATCCAATACAATTAATTCCATACTTATTTGGTTGTTGTACATAGAAGTATTTGATCTTATCACCGGAAGCAATCTTCTCATGTTTTCCTGAAAGGTTTAATTTATCCAAAATAATGTTATGAAAATAAGCAGCCTTTACATGATTAGGCATTCCTTTACTCACTTTAAAGTCATGGCACATATTCGCATATTTTTCATAACCACGAATCCCACTTGTTCTTGATACATCTTCAATAGGCAATGCTTGGAATACGTCGTATGCTTCTTTTAACACCTCATTTGTCTTAGCACAAGACTTAGTAGTCAACATAGTCTCAATGATCTTCTTGACATATGGTTTAACATTTTTTGGCATTGTTGTTCTGACAACATCTACACCAGTATATTTCCATTTATCGCACGGAATACCTTCATCATCTAATACATGCAACACATATCTCTTCTTTTCTAAAAATAACCCAACATCTGCCATGGCTTCTCTCTTAAATGCCAATCGACAATCTTTTGAATTTAATGTTGATTTAGCCCAAATTTGAATCTCATCATTCAATGATTTTTCTAAACCTTCTGCGTGCTCAAATCCTTGCTTGGTTATTTTACCACCAACACTAAAATCAATTGGAAGTAGCTTTAATGAAAGATAAACACTGTCAGTATCACCATAAATTGCTACAGTTTCTAATGTTTTTTGATCAGTAATATTACTATGTTTTGAAATATATTTCTTTGCAATTTCTCTTGCTTGCTTAATAACGGCTTGTCCAGTCAATGTAATTGATGAAGCAATATCATCATCACCAATGGGCGCGTGTTTATTTCCGAAATAACCGTAACAACTATTAATAAAGATTTTTATACTTTGTTGCTTTGCGTTAAGCTGTGTGATTTTTGTTTCTAAAAATAATTTTCTATCGGATGGTAATTCTTTATTTGAATATTCTTTCTTATATTTTTTTAATTCCGTTTGGATGACTTTTCTTTTTTGATAATAAAAGTCAACCATCTCTGGTACAATTCCTTTATTCTTTTGCGTAAAAAGGACTTTTGCTTTACTAATAGCCACATCTTCTTTCTTAATAAATTGAGCAAATTTTAGTTTTGACAATTTAAAGACTTGGCCATTGACATGTTGTACTGTTACCTCTTCATCTGTTGTTTCAATAATCTTGCCGACTTTTGTCTCTGGAGACATGTTCAATGAAATCATTAGGTTGGGATATAGTGAGTTAGCATCAAACGATACAATATCTTCCTGAAATCCATTTAATGGTTCTGCAACATATGCTCCTGGATTCCTCGAACCATCATCTTCTTTTCTAATGAAAGTAGAAATGCGTTGTCCTTTCTTTCTTGCTCTAATAGCAGCTGCACCTGTGATAATACCCAATGTACCCAATGCACCTTCAAATGTTGTACAACCAATATATGAAATCATTCGAATCAATGAAAGGAATTGTAGTTTCTCTTCAAGCTTAACTAAAATGTTAACGTCTTGGATGTTATAATCAATAAACGTATCCCAATCATCTACCATGACATCATACAAATCCTTTTCGATAGCAACTTTCTTTTCACCTAATTCTAATTCACCAATGCTATCTAATTTATAACTTTCTCTATTAGCAAAAGAGAACCGCTTATACACATCCAAGTAGTCTACACATGAAATACCATCGATATGATAGCTTGCTTGTGTCTTCCCGAATGTACCAATGAATGTTCTCACATAAGTTCTCTTTACTGGTGAAATTTCATTCATACCAGCTTCACCAAAAATATTCTTCAATCGATTAATAATATATGGAATATCAAACCCAGCACTATTCCATCCCGACAATACATCTGGTGGATCATTTTTAAAAAATTCAATAACACCAGCTAGAAGGTCTTCTTCTGATTTACAATAATAATAAACAACATCATTCCTTTTTGCTTTATATGGTTTTAAACCCCAAGCATAAAATTTCTTTGAAAAAGAATCATAAATTGTCAATACGTTAATAGGCACATCTGCTAATGTAGGATCCGGAAAGCGATCTTTACACACTGCCTCAATATCAATAAAGTATGTCTTTAACGGAAACTTAGAAAAGTCATCTGTTTCATTATGTTGCCAAAAGATATCTAATAGAGCCTGTTGTACTGCGCCGAAATGTTCATACACTCTTCTGATTCCTGATTCAGTAATATATTTTTGCCTTTCGTATGCATTATTAAATGATCTTTTAGCTAACGGCGTATTATAAATCGATACTTCATTTCCTCTTTTGTCTTCATAAAAATAATAGGGATGGTATTTCGTAGTGTATGAAATACGATCCCCATCATCTGACCAAGTGTAAATTTCTACAGTTTGATCTTTAGGATTATAACAAGCGTTGCGATACCCAATCATAGAGAAATGATAATAGGTATCGCAACTATAATCAAGGATTATATCGTCTCAAATTGACGCGGTTTTGATCGCGATAAGGATACTTATACAATTCCATGTAACAATCCAAATTACGATCGTGCTCTAAGAAACGATTATCAGCTACTTTATATCGTTGAATGGCCTGATTCTTATAATGGCCTACACGTCCTAATTCTTTTGCAATACAATCTAACATTTCATCACCAGTCTTAAATTTAAGTTCTGCATCTTTATATGTTTCCATATCTTGACAAGCAACAGGAATTCCATAGCAACATGCTTCGATATATTTGAGATCAGACTTTGCTTTATTGAAACTATTGTTCTGTAATGGCGCAACAGACATTTGAATTTCTAAATCTGAAATCTTTTTTGGATATTCATACAACTTTTGCCATGGATGGAATTCAATATCTCCATTTTGGATATAAGGCCTGAGCGCTAATGGGAAAGCACCAATGAATACCCATTGATATTTCTTACGAGAATCAATGACTGCTTTTAATACGTGTTCGAAATCATCCTTCTGGCCTACACGATTTTCTACATCAAAGTGTGCCCCAGAACCAGCATATAGTACACGAGGCTTCTTCTTATGTTTATCATAATTTCTAGAAACCTTAGCTTCACTGAAATAATTCCCCATCCAGAATCTTGGTACGAAATTCGGAATCACTGTGATTTCATTTTTACCTGTACGTTCACGATACAGTTCTTTCATATAATCACAAGTGACTGTCATTTCATCACAAAGATTAATAATTTCTATTGCACTTTGTCTAATTTCATCTGCTACGAAAGCTGTTTTGAATTTATTATAATCCGGAATATCTTCACGGAAGATAACATCATCAACTTCATATATTAATTTAAATCCAATATCTTTTTGAATACTCTTCAAAAATTTTATGAATTGTAATTGATGGGGTGTAGCTTGTCTTTGTACACGAATAGCCTTTACATTTTGATACCATCTAGGATCTGTAATCATTACTGTTGATTCAGTAATCATTGCCTTATTATGGAAATTAATAAGGTGTGCTGGCCAAGACATACGCCACAAACCACAACCAGAATGGTCTGCATTGTAATGAACGACCCTCATGAGATCTTCGGGCGCGTGTTCTGATTTAGGTGGTTGTGCCTGGGCTGGTTGGCCTGTTGGTTGCAGGCCCATGGGCATGGTATTAATTTTCGGTGTGAACATCCTAAAGATTAATTATCCAAAAAAGGATTATAATCAATCTTTGATGTTACACCATTTTTCTTTTCTAGAAAGATTACGTCACCTGTAGCATGTTGAATACTTTCTTTTCTATGTGAAATAACCATTACACATTCATTATGTGCATGTACACGATCTTTTAAAATGTTTGTGACTAATTCTACGCCCTTTTCATCTAACGATGAATCAAACAATTCATCATAGATAGAAATATTATAAACAACATCTCCCTGCAATCTACGCATATCCATGAATGTAAATAAGCATGCAAAATCCATATTCTTTCTTTCAGCGCCTGAAAAATTAAAATATGAACAAATCTTATTTTTTTCATTAATGATTTCTTCTTCGAAATATTCATTAAAGAAGCAAGAACAATTAGCATCCATCTTACGCAAATAAGACATCAAAATAGAATTGAACAATGCAAGAATTTTATTGACAATATAAGATTTGACACCTTCTTCAGAGACGATATACTTAATTGTTTCGAGCAAGTTGAGATGTGTTTTATGTTTATTAACAATTTCTTTAGCAGTTTCTACTCTGCTGATCATATCAATTAAAATATCATCAACATCTGTTGTATTTGATTTCAAAGATTCAATATCATCATCTAGTTGAACTAACCATTCATCTAACTGTTTAATCCGATCATTAATATTGATTTTCTTTTGTTCTAGTAACTTAATTTCGTTAACCTTTAAATTGAGTTTATCAATTGCTGTTCTGATAGTTGGTTTTTTCTTCTTAAGAGTAGCTAAGTTATCTGCACATGTTAATAATTTTTCATTTAATGAATTAATTTCATTTTGAATATTATTTTTTTCTTTCTCTAACTCTTCTTTATCGTGCTCTGTTACTGGTTTAAGGCAAACGGGGCATGTGTTTTTATTTGTGCCAATAATTTTAAATTTTTGATTTAATTGATCCAGTGTTGTTGTAATCTTTGATTTAGCTTCTGTAAATTTTTCAATCTTTTGATCACATTGAATTAAACCTTCTTCTAACTTCTTAACTTGTTCATTAATCGAATTTTCATCAATATCAATATGCTCTTCTAATTGTTCAATCAATTTAATTTTCTCGGATGAATTATTTTCTTTACGAGCAAGATAAGTTGAAATTTTTTGTTTTCTCGTGTCGAGAATAGTTTGTTTTTGATTTTCTAAATTCTCTCTAGTCTTTTGTGCTTCTTCGAATTTTGTCAATTCAATTTCATATATCCGTTTATGATCACTAAATTCTTCTCTAAGAAGAGAAAGCATCTGAGAAAATACTTCTAAATTAAAAATACCTTCAATAAATTTTCTCTTTTCAACTTTTGATTTAGCCATGAACGGCACTGTATTATTCAAAGTCATAATAACACAATTTTCAAAAATAGAAGGAGATGCATTTAATACATTGAAAATCTCCTCTTCGGTATTCTTAATAGAATCACGTGTAACGTCTTTACCATCACAAAATAAAGAAAGTTTAGATGGATTCAAAGTTCTCACAATTTTATAAGTATGTGATGCATTATTTTGAATGACATCAAAAGTTAATTTGACTTCACATGTACCATTAGTATATGTATTCGGAATTAAATCTTTCTTTAATTCTCTCATGGTGCTCCCAAAAATAGCAAAGTAAACAGATTCAATAACAGAGGTTTTGCCGATCCCATTTCTACGATCAATCTTATCACGATTAATACCCGTAATAATATGTAATCCTGGTTTGAATTCGAGTTTTACTGGATTAGTTCCAATAGAAAGAAAATTTTTAATTTCTACCTCTTTAAAATTTACTTTTTTCATTTTTGAATCTTTTTATACAAATCTAATGTGTAATTAATAATTTCGCTTTTGTTATTGATATCCATCAATTCAATAAATTCTATAATGGCTTGTTGGACATCAATGCCGGATAAATCTTTTTTATCTTCAGCTATATCATAAGGAGAATACGATGAATCATATTCTACAGTAAATTGTAGAGGATTCAATTGTTTTAGTTTTGTCAAAAGAATATCCGTATCATCTGCTGTAATACGTTTATCAATTTTTAATTTGATTAAATTATCTTTAAAAAGTTCTTTTACTTCTTCTGTAATTGTTTGTTTTCTTACAAGATCTGAAAGGAGTATATTATGATGTAATGGAGATACTGTATTTTCTATAAAGCGATAAGACTTGTCACAAACATCTAAAATATAAAATCCTTTAACAGTTGCAGCATCATTAAAGTCCATTTGAAATGGATTACCCACATAAAGAATAGTGCCGTTATTAAATTTCTTTTCATCTCTCAAATGAAAATGTCCTGTAATAATAAGGTCACTCTTTTCTAAGACATCAGAAGCATTATCACCATGATCACAAATGTAATAATTATTTGTTTTGAAATTATTAATTTCAAAATGTCCGAAAGTAATATGTGCATTTTGAAAATCTTTTAATTTAGTACCCCACGGGATAAAGTTAAATGAATGTCCGTGTGATTCTACTGTTCTGGGTGTATCAATCAAAGTAACATTTCTCCATCCTCTGAATGGAGATAATGAATTAATTTCGGAAGAGTCTTTTAAGTAACAATCATGGTTACCAGTAATTAAGGTAACATTAAAATCTTTGAATTGTTCTAAGACCCAAGAACCGAAATGCAAAGAATCAACGGAGACTTCATCCCGTGTATGGAAGAAGTCTCCGCAAAATACTACGTCTTCAATTTCTTCTTTCTTAAGATTGCTAATATACCATTCAACCCAATCTTTTGCTATATTATGCCAAAATCGGGAGTTTTGGTGTACTCCGATGTGAAGATCGGAGAAGATAGCAATCTTTTGTTTTTTAAAGAAGTTATTCACTATCGTCATTATACCCGCAATCCCCATCCCCGTCAATCACGGGTTTTACATAAACATTTATTTCACCACTAGTAAGAAGTTCTTCATATTTCTGATCACGATAAGCAGTAATTGCATCATGATGTTTCTTTTCTTTCTTAATGCGATTAATAAATGCATGGAAAGCAATGGTAGTAAAATAAGAGAATGGAGATGTCTCTGAATTAATATCATACTTCTTTCTCTTTAAAGCTGAAAACATTTTTACAATTGCATCACCAATCATTTCTTCTTTATATGAATAATTGATGAAAGAAGGGGAAAATGAAAGTCCTTGTGCGATTTTATTCAGAGCTTCACACAAGAAAACAGAACAATCATCTGATTTATAATAATCAGTAATTGCTGTTTTTAATTCTTCACAATTGACATAATGTTTATCTTTGCCTACTTTAGGCACAGCTTTTACCTTAGCCTTAGTTTCTTTTTTATTTTGAGACGTTAACGTTGCCATAACCTATTTTGACAATAATAAGTTATTCCAAATAATAATCTACTATTTTTCAGCCAATTTATGGATGGAATATGGAATATTTTCTCCTTTATAAATAGTTTGTCTCTTTAATCCGTGTTGCATCCCATACTTTAATTGATCAGCTAAGTCTATGATGATTAATTTCTCTTTGTTCTCGTGCTTGCGTAAACCACGACCAATACTTTGTACAATACGAATAAAACTTTTACCACCTGCAGCAAAAATAATTAAATGAATATTTTTGATGTTTACACCGGTGGAGAAAATAGAAGATATGGCAACACAAACCACATTATTTTCTGTTTCCATGATATGTTTAATTTTATCGCGATCTTCTACTTCGACTTCGCCACGTATAAAATATACCTTCTTGTTTGGCAAGGCTGACAATACAGATTCTAAAATCTCACCATGATCAATGTGGTTAACCATGATCAGCACATTGTTTTTAAAATTACCACAAATGGTTTTTATGGTATTATTTCGATAATGATTTGTCTTTATGAAATCATTCTCTGCGGCATATTCTTCTGTCGCAAATTGTTTATCTTCAATCTTTTCTGGTTTTGTTTTATAATCCAATTCAAATACTTTTACCTCTACATTAGTGAGATAATTTTCTAATCTTAATTCATGCGAATTCTTTGTAATTAAAACAGGACCTATTTTACCTATAATATTCCATGAATCTATTTTTGATTCAGGTAATGTACCTGTAAATCCAAATTTACAATTTGTTTCTATCTTTTGTAAGATTTTGGTTAGCTTAGTATCTTTACCAGCTTTATGAACTTCATCCACAATAACCATGTCGACATACTGGATCCAATCACTGTCTTCAAAACGACTTTGAATAATACCGGTATTAGCAATAATAATATCTGCACTTGAGTCTAGTTCGATAGATCCAGTCCATTTTGTCATAGAAAAAGTTACGCCATATTCTTTAAAGTCTGAATAGGTTTGATTCACTAATCCCAAATCAGGTACAATAATTAAACATTTAAAAGTAGGGTGCCAACAAGATTGAACCAAGGTAGCCATAGTTAGTGTCTTACCTGCGCCGGTACCCAAAACAGCAACGCCTCTTCCTCTTTCTAAACATAATTTTACTGTATCTTCTTGATAGTCTCTCAAAGGAAACTTTTCGAAATAATTATTTTTAAATTGATATACTAAATTAGGAGATAAAGCATCTTTAGCTGCTTTTGTTAAATGTATTTCTGTAGAATAATTGTTTTTAAATAAAAATTGTTTTATTTCATTAATCAGGCCTATATCAAATAATCCGGTTGGTGTTATAGAATATAATCGTTTTGGTATGAAACGACTATACCTCATGAATTTTGCAGCAGGATTTTCTATAGAAAAATGTTCCCTGATTAAATCAAAATGATCTCCAGATAAGATCCCCTTCTTCTTCTTAACATTGTAATCAATCTCTATCATTGCTGTTCTAGTTTTAGAATTTCAATAACGTTCTTAATATCATAGGTCATAGAATTAAAATTCTTTTCAACCTTTTCTAGAAGTTCCACAACATACTCTAATTCTTTTATTTTCTTATTAAGAAGAGCCACTTCTTGAAAGTCATCAATTCTTTTCTCAGCTGTGATTTTAGAGATTGCAACCGGTGCATCTGATATTACTCTTTCTAGGAGACTTTTTTTAAGCTCTTCTTTTTGTTTTTGTAAGACATTGATTTCTACTTTATGTTTAATTAAACGGCCTACCCAAAAATGCTTTTTAGAAGGTAATCGAAGTTGAACATCTCTTATGTTCATTTCATCCAGTACTAGATCTGCTTCGATTTCTTTTATATAACGATCTAATAACTCCATTGAATAATGATAAATAAAAATCATTAATGTCAAGGTCCTTTGAAGAATTATATAAAAAATTAATGGAGATGATGTCTGCAGATGTTTTAGGACCTGGTTCTGAAACAAACATGGGTGGTGCTGTCGGTAATAAAGATTTTTATAATCCCGGAAGTACAGTACTAGCTAAGCCATTAGGAGCGCGTAAAAAGCGCAAAATGAGATTCCAGAGAAGAAACCTTAAAAGGACCTTATAATGGATATTGGACACTGGGAAAGCACTATTCCGTTTGTTTCTGCATATGGTTTTGTATATCTAATAACCAATACAGTCTCTAATAAGAAATATATTGGTAAAAAACAAATGCAAACTGTTAAAAAATTAAAACCTTTAAAAGGTAAAAAGAACAAGAGACATTTTGTTATAGAAACAGATTGGAAAGAATATATGTCTTCTTCAAATGAATTATTAAGTGATATTGAAAAATTTGGAAAAGATAAATTTAAATTTCAAATCTTAAGATTCTGTGATAGTAAAAGTGAATTAGCTTACTATGAAGCAAAAGAACAATTTGACAGAGAAGTCCTCATGAGTGATGATTATTATAATGGTATAATTAATCTCAGAATTGGTAAGATTAAAAGAAAAGTTTAAAATACCGGGTTGATAATTAGACCCTCTAGATAACTATAATAGAGGTTCGATGATAGAGAGTGTAACATATAGTGAATATAATATTAAAATATATAACTTAATTAATATTATTAATATTGCTGAACTCGATATATTTAAATATTTCCATAATAACAATATTATTATTAATTTTAAATCTCGTGACTGTAAACGATTAATTACACATTTTATTATTAATAATATTTTACAATATATTAAAAATCCGGGTGCTGAGAAAATTATATTAAATTATAATAATCTACAATTACAGATATTAGATAGTTGCCATTTAAATGATATAGATATTATAATTAATAAGGTATTACGAAAATTCAAAATTTGTTATATTAATTATAATAATATAAACAATTTACAAACTATTGATCTTTTAGATATTAAAAGAAACTTACAACGTTGTGACATTACAACTAATAAAATTTATACAATAAAAAAGTTTCTCAAAGAAGGTGGATTTTATCAACTTACAAAATCTATCGATATTGATCAACATTTGAGAATGTCATTAGCTAAATAAACTTTATGAAGTTTACCCAGCTAGTAAATGAAAAATTAAGGCTCTATGGTGAGGCTGAATTACCAGTACAATCTAATCAACCTCCTATGCAACCAGATGCAGCAATGCCCCCACCGATGGAATCTGAGCCGGCTACCCCTAATGAAATTGATGATCTAAAAAAAGATGTCGATTCAAAAGTTTCATTAATTATAAAAGGTTCTCTAGACATGATTAGAGATGTTATGAGCGTAGTTAAACAAACATTTGCTAGTGAATTAAATTCAACTAAAGGTGATGTACTGGATGATAAATTGCAAAATATCATCGATGCTGCTAGTATCACTGATACAGAATCAGCTACACCTGATAAGCTAGATGAAATTCAACGTAAAGTAAGGGAATTACTACCAGGAGGTGAAGTATAATATGCCTTATAAAATAAAAAAACAAGGTTCAGGTTACTTTGTTGTTAATGCCAAAACAGGTAAAAAGAAAAACATTAAAGCACATAAAACAAAAACAGAAGCACAAAAACATTTAACTGCACTTAATATTAATGTCAGAGAATCATTTGATTCATTGTGTAATGATTTATTAAAAGCTTACTTGTTCGAAACTGTTACATCTTCATTATCTGGCGGTTCTTTGGATTTAGATAATAATGATGATCATAAAGCTGCAGCTGCAGAAATGCTTAAACAAGATCCTGAATTACAAAATGAATTAGGTAAATTTAATCAATTGAAAAAAGTTGTTGATACTAATACATGGAAAACCATACCGCAAAATCAACAAAAAAAGATTATTGAAGTAGCAAAAAGAAAATTACAACAAGGACAAAAAAATAATGCCGCAAGTAATATTACTCCGGCATTACCTCCTACAAATATAACTGCTACTGGTGGTACTAGTAACGCTGCTTAACGAGACTGAGAGAATTCTACAAACTTATAGAATTCAGCTCGAGCATTATTACCATTATCCATATAAGCTCCTGACATCTTAGCTGTTCTCATAGTAGAATCATGTTTGATACCTCTATTGGAACAACATGTATGTTTGCATTCAATAAGAACAGCAACACCTTTATTACCTTCACAGATACTATTGACATAGTCATGAATTTGTGAAGTTAGTCCTTCTTGAATTTGCGGCCTCCTAGAAAACCAATCAACAATACGATTCAATTTAGATAATCCAATAACTTTACCTTCTGGTGATGGAATATAAGCTACATGAGCTACACCAGTAAAGGCTGCGTGGTGATGTGAACAAAGAGATGTTACTTTGATATTATTTTGACAAACCATTCCATCATAGCCATCTTCATTATCAAATGCTGTGATATTTGGAGGTTCATTATAACATCCAGAAATAAGATCATTAACAAATGCTTTAGCTACACGTCTAGGTGTATCAGCACTATTAGTATCAGATTTCCAATCAAATTGCAATGCATCTAAGAATTGGGCATATGCTGCAGCTGCTTTCTCAATAACAGCCTTTTTATCAGATTCATCTAATGGCAAATTACCATTAGCTCTTGTCAATAATTTATTACCTAGTTTAGACATTAAACCATTATAAAATGGTTTCGTTTGATATCAATATTTTATAAGATAATTCACTGTAACAAATGGTTGCATGTTATTGTGAGCGACATTATTACCAGCTGTTCCGGTAAAACCTCCGGCCGGGCTAGTTTCACCCACATAAGCTGATACATCAGGTGAAAATGTTGTGTCGTTATTTTTAGACTCTTCAATAGCTTTAGCTGCCTTATCTGCCGGTGCAAATGAAATTACAGCATTGCCTCTAGAGTAATTACCGTGCACTCTATACATATCGATATATCTATAGTCTAGATGTGCAATATTGAAATATTGGTGAGTGTGACTATTTGGGTGTGAATGTGACGGTAATTCTGATTGTGTTAATGGATGATAAAATTCTCCTGAGGCACCTGGATTTTTTCCTAAGGAAATATTTTGCCCTGATTTCCAATTTCCAAATAAAGGATTAAGAGGTGACGTCCCATTACAATATCCCATAATTACCCTACCCCTTAAGTCTGGTAAAGAAAATGATTCTGCAGCTGTTGGTCCATATAAACTACCTATCACATCATATAACTTCTTGTATTTTGTTCTAGACACCATATTACCATTACACAATAACCACCCCGGAATACTATCTACACTAGCTACTTTTCCTGTATATGCCTTTATGGATCCTATAGGCATCACTTCTTCAAGAGATTCTTTTATTTCTCCTTTTATATAAGACATTAAATCATTGAGTGGTGTATATCTCGTTTCTAATTTTTTATCTACAGGATTTTTTTGATTTACGACAAAAGCTTCATCACCTAAAAGGGTATATGCTGTTTTTAAATTCGATATAGGTAATTGATCATCCATTTTAATATTTAATTAAAAAATTCATTGCAACATTGGGTTGTATATTAGAATGAAACTGATCTCCTCCCCGTGACCCATAACCGGCACCGGATTTTACATTATTATCATACTGCGGATCTATTATAGGAAAGGGCATTTTGTTTCTGTTTTTTATTTCATCTATAAATTCTTTTTTATATGTAAAAATAGTTCTTATGGGATTATTACTGATATATTTCTTAACCGCTCTTATTCTTTCAGGATAATATGATTTATAATTTAATCGATTAAATAAAATTTTTTCATAATTTTTACTAGCTATTAGACCCACCTGTGCACCGCCAACACCAAAATAAACATGATCAATATTACCAGGAGTTGGTGACAACCCCTGTAAATTTATCCAATTTATGGAATCTGATTCTATATTTTGATTTTGCTTTGTATCAAAAAACCCATAAACAGGCCCCCATCTTATAACCCATCTACCTTTTCCGCGATTATAATCAGCCATATTTGCATAATTAAAAATTTTATGCGTATGCACTGGTACAGAATGGATATGGTTTTGAATATTTTCATTCTTTAACTGATGAAAGAATTCACCCCTATCAGGATAATTTGCATTATTACCTTCTCCTAGATGTAATTCTTCTCCCGCAGGCCAATTACCAAAATCGGGTTCATATGATTCACCAGTATGTGAATATCCCATTTCTATACGACCCTTTAAATCAGGTAAGGAAAATAATACATTATCAGCTGGGCCATATGTTTCACCTAATTTATTCCATAGCTCCGGGTAATCATCCTTTCTTACTTGCCTGCCATTACATAATAACCACCCCTTTATGGATTCCTGGCCTAATACCTTTCCCGCAAATGGGATTATTGTGCCTACTTCAATAAATCCAGATAGTAGTTTTTTAGCTTCTTCTTTTGCAAATTGTGTTATAACAGATAATGGTAATGACTTTGTTTCAAATGTATTATTTTCATTTCTTTGATTAATCAATATAGAAATAGGATTAGCTGATAGACTATAAGATTTATCTAATTCAGAAATTTTAACAGGAAAATCAGCCATTACACATATTTAATAAAAATCATAAATATAAACATGAAGCGTTTTAATAAGGTTATTGAGAATAGTCTTAAAGATAGTCAATTGGTGAGAGTAAAACTTAAAGTTGATCCTGCTAACTGTACTTCAGGTGAAATATTAAAATATAATGGATATGAAGGCTATATATTAGCAGAAAAAGAAACCTTTTATACAGTGTATGTGGAAAATATTGGATTAGCTGTTGACCTACCTAAAACTATTGTATCAATACAAGATACTTTAAATCCAGTAGAGAAGTTAAAAATTAATGCATTACAATTTTTAATTAATAAAGGATTAGCAGATGAAATTCTATTAAAATCTATTTACATGGCTCATACACCAGAATGTGTTGAAGCATTTTTGAGAGAAAAAGGAATGTCTGATTTTGATATTTTAGCAGTATATAAAAATGCTTTATTTTGTTAATATTTGATAATATAATTTACAGCTAGATAAGGCTGAATATTATTATGTGGCATATTTCCACCTGTATTTGTTAAAGCAATAATAGTAGATGCTGTTGTTTTTTCATCATACTTAGGATTGCGTTGGCCGTTTTTTCTGCGTTTTGCTTCATTTAAAACTGATGGGCTGTGTGGTGTTCTTGCCGTGTTAGTACCTCCATCATTTTCCCACCAATCAAATTTTGTTAAATCCAAATAATCATGGGTATGACCAACAGTATCACTATGCGTATGTGAAGCTAATTCACTCTCTGTTAAACGATGTCTATATTCACCACCAGTTTCAGCCAATGAAACTTCAATTCCCGTATCACCTAATAATATAGGTTGTTTGTTTGTGCCGCAATATCCTAAAGGTATTTTCCCTCTAAAGTCAGGTAATATGAATGTTTCTCCAGTAGTAGTACCATATATACCGCCTATCACTTTATATAGTTCTGAGTATCTAACCCGCGAAACGGCCTGGCCATTACATACCAGCCATCCATCGAGTTTATCAAATTGTGTTATATCACCAGCATACATCTTTACACAACCAACAGGAATTTGTTTTAACAACATTTTATTGACAGCTGCTTCAATATATTTTGAAATATCACTAGTTGTTGTATAACGCGTTTCGAGAACTTTGTTTACTTCTTGATTAACAACAAAAACATCATTTTCATCAAGCGGGTATGCTTTTTGCAATTCTGATATTTTTATCATATTATCCATAGATTATCTTTATTTAAGGTTTATGATATTTTTATGAGTACATATGTCTCTACTAAGATAATTGAATTGGGTTCTTGTGCATTTAGACAATGGAAAGCTGTACAATCCCATTGTAGTCGCGTCCATGGATATCAGTTAAAGGCTAAATTTTGGTTTGGTTGTTCAGAATTAGACGAACGTAATTGGGCTGTAGACTTTGGTGGCCTCAAAGAACTTAAAGCAAAATTACAGGATCAATTTGATCATACATTATGTATTGCAGCTGATGATCCTCAATTGTCTTTATTTCAACAATTACATGATGCAAAGGCTTGTGATTTAAGAATCATGCCTAACGGTGTTGGTATTGAAAGAACAGCAGAATTCTGTTTCAATCTCGCATCAGAACATATCAAGACATTAACAAATGGAAGGTGTTGGGTAGAGAAAGTAGAAGTATGGGAGCACGATCTTAATTCTGCGACATATGAAGGTAAAACTTTAACAGAAGCTGTTGTACAAGCAGCTACAACACCAGTACCACCAGCATCAACGCGAGTAAGTCATGGTGCAGCCGTTGGTAATCAAGTAACAACAGGGTTGGGTGGTTTATTTAAAGGAACTAGCTGGGGATGATAAAAAGAGAAAGAGATCCTAATTTAGTAGGACTTGAAAATAATATATTTTCAAAAATGAATGAAATTTTGGGGCCCGATATAAAACAATCGAGCCCTAAAACAGATGTAAAATTTGTTTCTTTCGAAGATGCTTTAAAAGAATTATTAGAATTAGAAAAATCTAGTGTTGTACCGTCTCTAACTTCTTCACAATAAATTTAAGAATCTGAGATCTTACAACTTCATTTTCTGTGAAGAGGAAGGTATGAATACCTTGTTCTTCACTTTCTTCATTATTAAAGACATGTCTAATTTTGGAGAATCCTGATTTATTTCCAATATCTGCTTGAAATGAATCACCTATAATAATATATTTTGAATTCTCTCCGAAACGTGTCAAAATAGTTGTTAATTCAGCAGAATTCATATTCTGTGCTTCATCTACAATAACGACAGAATCTCTGAATGTTAAACCACGGACGAAATTAACAGGCATACATTTAACAAAATTATCTCTCATGAGATCTCCGCCAATTTTAGGGCCTACTAATTCATCTAGTTTCTCTATCAAAGGTAATGACCATGGTTGAAACTTTTCTTGCAATTCGCCAGGCAAAGATCCCATACTTTTCGAAGCGCTTTCTACTATACTTCTAATATAGATAATATTATTAATAGATTTTGTTTTGAGCATTTGTAATCCAGCTAAAACCGCAAGATAGGTCTTGGCTGTTCCGGCGGGCCCATCAACAAATACCATTTTTGTTTGATCATACATTAGCATTTCAAGGAATGAATTATGAACATCATTCAGTTTGAATTTGTTTTGTATTTTAAAATTACAAAACCAATCTTTTCGTTTGCTAACTTCTAGGTTATGAAGAAGTACATCTGCATCTAATTTGAGATCCTCTTCTTCTTGCATCCGTTTTCTGGTTTTCTTGGCCATTAAACTTATTTATGGGTGATTTGCATACATGCCCACGTTATTATAAAACATGGATAATTTAGATGATAATGAAACAATGTTTATCTCTGATGATAAACTCTTTTATACGTTAGAAGGAGAAGGTAAGTATGTCGGCATGCCCTCTGTATTCTTACGTTTATCAATGTGTAATCTTACTTGTAAAGGATTTGCATCTCCTGATTCGCCGCATGGATGTGATTCATTTGTTTCTTGGTCTGTTAAGAACAAGATGACATTTAAAGAGATTGATCAATATATGCTTGATAATGGCTTTATTGAGAGATTAAAAGCTGGGGCTATCCTTAAGCTTACTGGAGGAGAACCTTTTTTACAAGAAAAGAAATTATTAAAATTTATTAGTTATTTTGAATTAAAAAATGGATTTATTCCAAAAATTGATTTTGAAACAAATGGTACATTGGTGCCTTCAGATGAATGGTTAGATCTAGGTGCGACATTTACTGTATCGCCAAAATTATCTTCTAACGGCGATCCAGAGAAGAAGCGATATAATCTTGATGCTCTAAAATGGCATAAGAATAGTAATCGTTCATCTTTTAAATTTGTGGTTCAATCTGAAGATGATATTGATGAAATTGTTGAAAAATATATTAATAAATTATTTTTAGATAATAAAGATATTTGGTTTATGCCTTGTTGCGGTTCTCGAGTAGAACATACTGAAAAAGCAACACAAGTAGCTGAATGGGCTAAGCAATGGAATGTTAATTTTTCACCTAGGTTACATTTAGTACTTTGGAATAAAGCTCTTAAAGTTTAATATGGATACACAAAAAGTTTCAAAAATCTTTATCATGAATGGTGATAAAGTGTTACTCTTGTTATCTAAACACTTAAACAAATATCATTTACCCGGTGGTCATGTAGATCAAAATGAAACATTCGAACAAGCTCTGCAGAGAGAAGTTCATGAAGAAACAGGACAACAATTAAAATATTACCATCGTATAGGATTTACTAGTTATAATATTTGTTTATATATTGGTAAATTAAAATCCAATCATATCAAATTATCAGATGAACATTTAAAATATATTTGGGCACCTGTTAAAGATGCTTTAAAATTAAATGTATGTAAATTTACATTTAGAGATATTCGATATTTACAAACCATTTTAAATGTAACAAAAAACACTGTTATTGACTCTACTGAAGAAGAAGATAATTAATATTATGAGAATTGCAATTAGTGGTACATCAAATATTGGAAAAACCACGTTAATCGAGGACTTCATTAAAGAATGGCCAAATTATACAAAAAATAATTATACTTATCGTTCTTTATTAAAGAATCATAGTAAGAGTACGGATCAAGATACACAATGGATGATCTTGAATAATATGATTGATGAGTTACAAAAGTATAGTAAAGATGATTATGTAATTTTTGATCGATGCCCACTAGATAATTTAATTTATTCACTTTGGGCAAATGGATATAAAAAAGTAGATGATGCATTTATTTCTAAATGCATTCCTTTAGTAAAAGAAAGTATGAAATTTTTGGATATTATTTTCTTTTTACCCATATCAAAGATGTCTCCAGTACCAATTGTTAATGACGGTAGACGTGAATCTGATCCTGAATATATTCAAGAAATTGATAATATTTTTAAAGCTATTGTTCAGCAATATCAATGTAATTTAAATTCTACACCATTTTTTCCAGCTGACGATTCGCCGGGTGTAATTGAAATTTTCGGTAATAGAGAGCAACGTATCCAATTAATTAAGCAATATTTAAATGCAAATGGTGATGTCTTTGGAGCAGAGCATGATACATTATTTTCTGAAGAAAACCTCAAAGAATTAAAAGCTCTTCTAGAAGAACAAAAAGACACACACTATTCAGAACAATTCAAGAAAGAGCAAATTGCAATGCTTAATGAATTAAAGAAAGAAATTAGTAAGTCCTAACAACCTTAATAATATAGGTAGGTTTTTCATCCAAAACATCAGCTGTAAAATCCACAACATCTTCATTGATGGTTTGTGGATTTTCTTGTGTTACACCCTGACTTGTGGCATAATAATTATTGGTAATAAAATCTTTAATAGCCGTTTCGAATCCATACCAATCAAATGCACATACTAGCCCAGTTGTGGTCTGAATATTCATTTGTGCTGTATTAATACTTAATCCTTTACTTCTCAAGTCTGATGTAACAGAGCCTTGTATAGCAGTATTATTTTTCTTAAATGGGGCATATACTGAAAAAGTACCCCAACCAGCATCTGTATTATTAATGTCGGTTATATAACAAGGATAAAGACATGCAGTTTCATTAGCAGGTATTACAATAAAATCTTTATCTTCTAAAAATTCTAATTCTTTAGGCGGAATGGGATCCAAATAAGAAGTTGCTGTATGTCCTGAATCAATAGTAATATTTGCAGTACCTATATATACTTGTTTAAAGTTATCATAAATTTCTGTTGATAATGTATCGATAGTACTTATTAAATTTTCATTAATAGCTACTACATCATTTGCTATAGTTGACACAGTTACTGATAGAGTAGTATTTTCTGGTCCAATGATAAAATTTTCATAATCGATAATAGAAGTACCATCAGGTGTTTCTAATACCAAATAATCACCAGCAGCTACATTTTCTACCACCGGCAAATCAAGAATATTAATATCGTCTTTTTTAATAGCCATTGATTTTATTTACGTAAAAATTAAAATAAACTATGAACATTTTAGTTACAGGTGGATATGGTTTTATCGGTAGTAATTTTATTAATTTTATCGCTAAAAAAGATGAAGTAAAACAGATTTTGAATATTGATTCAATGACATATGCTGCGAATAAAAATAATGTTATTGATAATTCAAAAATTATTCCAACTTCACCGACTGACATCCGTGAAACAACATTTATCTCTAAATTACTAGACGAGCAACAAATCACACATATTATTCACTTTGCGGCTGAAAGTCATGTGGACAATAGTATTAATGGACCAGAAGCTTTTATTAACACCAATATTAAGGGCACATTTTCTCTCCTAGAAGCGGCAAAACAATATGATAAATTAGAAAGATTTCATCATGTATCAACAGATGAAGTATATGGATCATTAGGACCTATAGGTTTTTTTAAAGAATCTACACCTTACAATCCACGGTCACCGTATTCAGCATCAAAAGCTGCTTCAGATCACTTAGTAAACGCCTATCATCATACCTACGGATTGAATACTACAATTAGCAATTGTTCCAATAATTATGGGCCCAATCAACACACAGAAAAATTGATTCCAAAAATTATTACTAATTTAAATCAAAATAAAAAAATTCCAATTTACGGAACGGGTCAAAATGTTCGAGATTGGTTGTATGTAGAAGATCATTGTGAAGCTATTTGGAAGATACTTTTAAAAGGAAAATCTGGCGATACCTATAATGTAGGCGGTGATTGCGAGATGAATAATTTACAAATCGCAAAAGTTATTTGTAAATTATTAGGTAAAGATCCTGAAGAATATATAGAGTTTGTAGAAGACCGAAAAGGACATGACTTCAGATATGCTATTGACTTTTCAAAAATCAATAATGAATTGGGTTGGCTTCCAAAAATATCTTTTGAAACTGGACTCAAGAAGACTATTGATTTTTATATAAAATAAAGTTAATAAATATATGTCAAAAATAGGTTTAGGTATTCTTACGTATAAGAGACCTGATTACTTTAAAGAATGTATCAAACGAATTGATAATAGCAAAATAAATGAAATTGTGGTTGTCAACGACGGCACACCTTATGATTTTGATGTTCCTTATCATTTAATACAACATGCCAAAAACAAAGGAATTGGTATTTCAAAGAACGATGCTTTGAAATATTTGCAATCAAAAGACTGTGATTATTATTTTTTAATGGAGGATGATATCCTTATAAAGGACAATAATGTTTTTATAAAATATATAGAGGCTTCACTTGAAACAGGCATTCAACATTTTAATTATAGTCAACATGGATTGATGAATAAAAAACCAGGTACTGAAATTCCCAATCCTCGTACTAGAATTGATTATAAAAATAATGTATCTATAGATTTGCATATGCATTGCGTTGGTGCATTTTCTTTTTATACTAAACGTTGTTTAGCTGAATCAGGATTAATGGATGATTTTTATTTTAATGCAACCGAACATTTGGATCATACCTATACTATTATTAAAAAAGAGATGCATCCTCCTTTTTGGTGGTTTGCTGATATAGCTAATTCAAATCAATATCTAGAAGACTTTCCATGGTCACCGTCTACTAGTACTATTTCACAAAGTAACAACCGTAGTGAAATTATTGCAAAGTCTTACGAACATTTTACTAAGAAACATGGTCATCATATATTACAGACACCCAATTTACCTTTAGATCAGGTAAAGGAAAAATTAAAACAAATTTATAAAAACAAATGAATGATATTACTTTAGCTACATGTTCATACAATACACCAGATGTGACTTTAACTATGTTAAAGTCGTTTTTTAAATTTCATGATCAGACATCTGTTTTAGTTTGTGATAATTCTACAAATGATGATACTTCAAAATTATTGCAAGATCATCGTGTTAATTTTATTAAAAATAAAAACGGATTACATGCACCATCAGTAGATATACTAATTGATAATTGTAAAACAAAATATATGCTATTGGTAGATACTGATATTATTTTTCTCAAAGCACACGAAGATATTTTCAAACAATTCAAATTAATGGATTTAACATTGATGGGAGAAATTTGTGGTGATCGTGGCGGCAAGCGGCTACACAACAGAGTTCACCCGTGGCATTGTTTTATAAATATTGAAAAAATAAAAAATAAAAATATAAAATTTTTTGATATTGTCAGACACCAAAACAATAAGACAGATAAAATATATGATGTAGGGGCAACTTTTTTTGAAGATATAAAGAAAAATAATTTAAAAATAGGAAATGTAAATTTACAAGATGTTTACTTTAAACATTACGAAGGTATGTCATGGCGAGTTTTAAAGTATGGAAAAAAAGACGGAAATATTGATCTAGATCCTTCTGCTACTCATAATAATAGTGAATTGCTAAAATATGGTAAGTTTGTTGAAAGAATGTATCAAATTGAAATAGAAAATTATAAAAATAATAAAATACAAGCAATTTAATTATATAGGAGTTTTATATGTCAAGTAATATTACGTTCGTAACACATTTAAGATTAGATCATCAAGACAGAATAGATAATCTCCAAACTATTTTAAATTATTATTCTTTAAATTATCCTGAAGCTAAATTTATTTTTATTGAAGACGACTCTGAACACAGAAAAGAATTTGAACAAGTAAAATGGCCCATGGGCAGAACATCTTTTTACTTTATACCAAATGACAGCTTCTATTATAGAACAAGAGCTCTTAATTATGGAATTAAAAGAGCTAAAACTCCAATTGTAGTTTCCTTAGATACTGATTGTATTGTTCCTGTAGATTCTTTTAATAAATGTGTTGTTTCTCTTTTAAAAGACGCAACTATCGCATGGCCATATAATGGATATTTTATTGATACCTCATATGCTCTTCATCAAAATTTTATTTCATCTGGTTACAAATATAATACTTTTTTTGAAAAACTTCCTGCAATATCTTCTTTAATGATGGGGAATTTTTACGGAGATTTATCCGTGAGATGTGATAATAAACATCACCAGGGAGTAGGGGGAATTGTTATGCTTAATAAAGAACGGTTTTTAGAAATTGGGGGATATAATGAAAAATTTATTTGTTGGGGCGCTGAAGATAATGAATTATTTACGCGATGTGATATTCTAAATCATAAAAAATTTAGAGATGAAGATTTAAATTCTATATGTTTTCATTTATTTCATAAAAATGCTATAAGATCGGTGCACCCCTACTATCAATCTAATTGTGACGAACTCACTAAAGTAGAAAAAATGAACAAAGAAGAATTGCAAAATTATATTAAAACATGGAAACAATATGAAGGTAAAACATAAAGTTAAATTAACATGTAATTGGTGCTCTGACGAGGCATTGTATGAAAGATTTACGCGTTGTTATGTAAGTGAACATAATTTTAATTCAGATATCCAATTTACAAATTCTAATACATATGATTGGTTAGTTATAATTAACGCTCCTCGTTACAAAATTAATTTTCCTAAAGAAAAAACATTAGGAGTTATTATGGAACCTACATGGTCTCCGGCTCATCAAATGAGACCAACTTTAGAATATTATTGCAATCATATTTTATTTCATAAAAAAACAGACAACTCCCAATACATTTTTCATCCGGGTTTACTACCTTACCATTTTGATTATGAAGTTGGAAATAATTTAGATTATTATATAAATACTAAGTTTTTATCAAAAACAAAAAAATGTAGCATGGTTGTTACTTACAATGACAACAATATCCATCCTGAGTGTTTATATAAACAAAGAGTTAATTTTGCAAAATTAATTTTAAAAACAAATCTTGACGTAGACATTTATGGTACAGGTTGGGATACATGCGGGATTTTGGATCAAAGAATAAAAGGACAGCTTATTAATAAAAAAAATGGTCTACTTGATTATGAATTTTCAATTGCAATTGAAAATTGTGTAGAACAGGGGTTTTTTACAGAAAAAATTTCAGACTGTATATTGACAGATTCGACGCCCATATATTTTGGATGCCCCGATATTGATTTGTATTTAAATAATATTTGCAAATTAACACATCTAAATGACACAACAGAATTAGCTTCTATTTTAAACACAAAACCATTAGAACAACATAAAACAATTTTTGCAACAAAATATAATTTATATAGTGCAATTACCAAATATATAAAACATCAAACCATATGAACAATAAAATTCATTGCATATCTTATGCTTCAAATCATTTCATTCCGAGGTCTACTACTTTTTTGAATGAAGCAAACTCTTTTAATTTGTTTTCTTCAATTGATATACATTCTCCGGACACAATAACACAATCATTTAAAGAAAACTATAAAGATATATTAAAAATGCCTCGCGGAGGAGGATATTGGCTATGGAAATTAGATATTTTGACTCAAAAATTTAATTCAATTTCTACAGGAGATATAGTATTTTACTTGGATGTTGGGTGCACCATAAACAATACCCCAAAATCTATGCATAGATTTTGGGAATATATTGATATAATTAACGATAATTCGTTTTTAAGATTTCAACTAACACATCCAGAGATTTGCTATACTAATAGCACAGCTTTGCAATTTTTTGCTAAAAAATATAAAATTAATTTGGATGATATTTCAAATACTAATCAATTTTCAGCCACAATTTTCGGAATGAAAAAAGATAATACTAGTTTAAACTTTTTAAACGAACTAACCAATATTATTAAAGAAAATCCGCATTTAATTACTGATGAGTATAATTTAATTTGTAAAAATGATAAATTCATTGATCATCGGCATGATCAATCTCTATTGAGTCTACTTCATAAGTGTCTAAATTTAAAATATAGTATGCAAGATGAAACATATAGTTTAGATTGGTCAGAATTGTCTCATGTTCCTTTCTTGGCGACAAGAAAGAGATCATAAATTACATTTTTTATATTAAATTAATTAATTAATAATATAATATATATATGGAACATTTTTATCAAAACATACAAGGTTGGTTTACTTTTCCAAAATTTTATTCTGAAATAGTTAAGCAAGCTAAAGATGGTTTTCACTTTGTTGAAGTTGGTTCATGGAAAGGTAAATCAACAGCATATCTTGCTGTTGAAATTATTAATTCAAATAAACAAATAAAATTTGATTGTGTAGATACTTGGGAAGGAGATAATGACATTAATTCTAGCTACAACGAACCTTTACTCAATATTCCCGATGGTTTATATAACCATTTTTTAGAAAATATAAATCCTGTTAAAGAATTTTTAAATCCTATTCGTCTTTCTTCTTTAGCTGCCTCTGCTTTGTATAGCGACAAAACATTAAATTGTGTTTTTATTGATGGTGCACACGACTACAAAAATGTATCCGATGATATTAAACACTGGATATCTAAAATCAAACCAGGTGGTATTATTTCGGGTCATGATTATGCCCATCAGCCAGTCAAGGATGCGTTAAGAGATACAATTGGAGAGGATAAAGTTAAATATTTCGGAGAAGATGTTTGGTTTTATAAATTGCCGACTTATAACATTTAAATTTCTTTTTTTTGGAAATGCTCCTGTGTAATAAGTTTGTGATACACTTGTTTTGTCATACTTGTTGTCTGATTTAAATCAAATCACATTCTTATACACATATATTCAAGATAGTTATTTGAATGAATTTTAGGCATGGAAATAATTTTATTATTTCATATATATAAGAGATGAAAAAAGTCCTAATAACAGGTATTACTGGACAAGATGGTTCATATCTTGCTGAACAACTTTTGGATAAAGGTTATCAAGTACATGGAATGGTCCGAAGAAGTTCTTCGTTTAATACCTCCCGTATTGATCATATTTATAAAGACTTACGGTTACATTATGGAGATGTAACAGATACTTCTAACGTAAACCGTTTGCTTGAACAAATTGGACCAGATGAAATTTATAACTTAGCTGCACAGAGTCACGTAAGAGTATCATTTGACATTCCAGAATATACAGCACAAGTTGATGCGCTAGGAACTCTTAGATTTTTAGATGCAATTAAAGAAGTTGGTTTAAAAGATAAGACGAGATTTTATCAAGCATCAACTTCTGAATTATACGGTAAAATTCAAGAGTGTCCTCAAACAGAAAAAACTCCTTTCTATCCTCGTTCTCCATATGGAGTAGCAAAATTATTTGGTTATTGGAGTGTTATTAACTATAGGGAATCTTATGGTATTCATGCTTCAAATGGAGTATTGTTTAACCATGAATCACCAAGAAGAGGAGAAACCTTTGTATCAAGAAAGATTACAAGAGCAGTTGGAAGAATTAAAGAAGGTTTGCAAGATTGTTTGTATCTTGGAAAATTAGATGCTAAACGAGATTGGGGATATGCCCCAGAATACACAGACATGATGTGGAAAATGCTACAGCAAGATACTCCAGATGATTATGTTTGTGCTACAGGAGAAACAAATACTATTAGAAGATTTTGTAAAGAATCATTTAAAGAAGTTGGAATTGATATTGAGTTTCGAGGCGAAGATGTAGAGGAAGAAGGCATTGACATAAAGACCGGAAAAGCTCTTGTAAAAATTGATCCAAGGTATTTTAGACCAGCAGAAGTAGATTTGTTATTAGGAGATGCCACTAAAGCTAAAGAAAAGCTTGGATGGGAACCTAAAGTTAAATTTGATGATTTAGTGAAGATTATGACTAAAGCTGATTGGGAATTAGCTAAAAGAGAAAACTACAACCTTTAAATAAATTTTTATGAACTGGCCTTTAAATGTAAATAATTTTAATTTTTTAGATAGATTAAATATTGCTTTTTTTATTCTAAATAAAAAAAACCGTTGGACACAAGACAAACAAGTTAAAAAATTTGAAGAAAAAATGGCAACTTTCATGGACAGTAAATATGCAGTTTTTTGTTCTAGCGGTTCAACTGCAAATACTATGATTGCCATGATGTTAAGAGATCAAGCACCCAGCAAAAATAGCATTATTTTTCCTTCCACTACTTGGACGACTTCTGTAGCTCCTTTCGTTAGAGAGGGATTTATTCCTAAATTTATAGACGTAAATTTAGAAGATTTGTGTATTGATTATTCTAAATTAGAAGAAACCTTAAAACAAAACGATGATATACTATGTATATTTGCAACTAGTTTGTTGGGATTTGTGCCAGACATAGAAAAACTTCAGCAACTTGCTGACAAGTATTCGGTTAAGTTAATGCTTGACAATTGTGAAAATACTTTTGGTAAATTTAAAAATAAAAACATATCTAGTTACACTACATCATCTACCAGTACATATTTTGGACATCAATTGCAAAGTATAGAAGGAGGATTTGTTTTTACTTCTTCTGAACAAGAATATGAGTATTTGCAAATGCTACGAAACCATGGAATGACTAGATCATTGGAAAATCCATTAAAGTACAATAATCCAAACGTAGACAACAGGTTTGATTTTTATTGTTTGGGTTCTAATTTTAGAAATACTGATTTCAACGCATTTGTCGGCTTAATTGATTTATCAAAAGCAAATGCATACATTGAAAAAAGAAAACAAATTTATACGCATTTTTCTTCGAGTTTAAATTCAAATTATTTGTTACCCAAAGAATATGCAGACAGAGAATCTGTTGCATTTAGTTTGCCAATTATTTTTAATAATGAAAAGAATAAAATTAAAGCTTTAAAATTTTGTTTAGAACAAGGCATAGAAACAAGACCAATAATATCTGGTAATCTTTTGCGGCAAACATGTTATAAGCAGTTTGCTTCTTATGAAGAATTTCCTAATAGTGAATTTTTGCATAAGTGCGGGTTTTATATAGGGTTACACAACAAGCTTAAATTTTCTCAAGTTGATAAAGTAGTAAATTATTTAAATAATTTATAATAATGAAAAAATTATTAATAACTGGTCATAATGGTATGGTTGGTTCAGCAATGTTGAGACATTGTAAAGATTACGAACCTATTACTATAGATAAGAAAAAATTAGATTTGCGCAATCAACAAAATGTAGACGATTTTATTGCTACTGTTAAACCGGATAAAATAATTATTTGCGCAGCAAAAGTTGGAGGAATTAAAGCTAATAGTATATACCCCGCTGACTTTGCTTATGATAATTTAATGATCCAAACAAACATTATTAATAGTGCATATAAGCATGGCGTTAAAAGATTATTGTTTCTTGGCAGTACTTGTATTTATCCTAAGTTTGCTCCTCAACCTTTGAAAGAAGAATATTTGCTTACGGACAGTCTTGAACCAACTAATGAAGCTTATGCGATTGCAAAAATCGCGGGTATTAAATTATGTGAATATTACCGCAAACAATATGGTGTAATTTATCACTCCGTTGCACCTACCAATCTATATGGTTTGAATGATAACTATCATCCCGAGAACTCTCATGTTATTCCTGGTTTGATCAGAAAGATCCATGAAGCAAAGGAAAGAGGTCATATAGAATATCAAATTTGGGGAAGTGGTTCTTCTCTAAGAGAATTTTTGAATGCTGATGATCTTGCTAAAATCTGTTACAAACTTTTAGAGATCGAAAATCCCCCAAATCTCGTTAATGCTGGTTCTAATACAGAATTGAGTATATATGAACTAACAAAGAAAATTTGCAAGGTAGTTGGATTTGAAGGTAAAATTCTTCCGGGTGATCCCAGCTTAGATGGAACACCAAGAAAAAAGACCGATTGTACACTTTTAAATAGCATTATGTCTTTTGAAGAAACTCCGTTTGAAGAAGGATTAAAAATTGCATATCAAGATTTTTTGAATAACGGTGAATTAAAAATTAATTAACCTAAATTAATTTAATATTGATAGATTATGATAGCTTTATTAAAAAATACAATGCATTGAGCTCATAAAACAAGCATTTTCATTTTTGAAATTGAAGACTTAAAGTAACAACAATACACTTAAGAATATAAAGAGTTTTACATGAAAAGTGCAAAATTATCAGATCTAGATAATTTTCTTTGTAACACTTTATACATCAAAAACAAAATTTAATAATATATATAATATATGAATATTTTAAAAGATTTGACATTAATTACAGCTTCATTTAATACACCAATAATCACAAAAAATATGTTATTATCATTTCAAGATTTGCATTTTGGAACAGATATATTAGTATGTGAAAATTCAAATGATAATGAAACAAAAAATATTTTAAAAGAAGCAAATATTAATTTTATTATATCTGATGATAAGCGCCATTCACCGTCAATTAATGTTTTATTAAAAGCAATTAAGACACGTTATGCATTATTAGTAGACACCGATATTATATTTTTACGATCAATATCGGATTTATTTGATACATTTAAGCGAGAAAATTTTATTACTATGGGAGAAGTATCTGTAGATAGCATGAGGATGTACGAACCAAGAATACACCCCTGTTTTCAACTAATAGATACCCATTTTTTAAAGCAATATAATATTAAACATTTTGATGAAAAAAGATGTCAAGATCGTGATCCCTTACCGGGTATTAAAAATTATGATTGCGGTTCTTCGTTTTTAGAAGATCTGAGATCGAAAAAAGCAAAAATAGGTAATATAAACGGACACGGTTATTATTTTTATCATTATGGTGATATGTCTTGGAGTCATCAAATGTTTGATCCAAACATTTTAAATAGAAACGATTTCAATAAAGGTTCTCATGGATTTACTCATATATATACAAATGGTCTTAAAAAATTAGAACAATATATGATAGAAAATAAACATTTTAGTGATCGTAAATTAATGAAAAAAATATGACTTATGATATTATAATTTCAAGATATAATGAAGATATACAATGGACTCATTATATAGATGAAAAATGGAAAATTTATTTATATAATAAAGGAAATGATATAAATGATTTGTCTTATATAAAGAAAGAAAATTGTGGCCGCGAATCAGAAACATACATTTCGCACATAATTGAAAATTATGAAAATTTAGCAGATTATAATTGTTTTTGTCAAGGCCATCCATTCGATCATTCACCCGATTTTCTTTTTGAAATAAAAAATTTTATCGCACACGACCATTTTTATGCATTTGATAATCCAAATGGTGTATATGCGGGTAAATTTGACGGCATATATCTTGAATGTGATGTTAATGGTGCGCCTCAGCACTGCGGATTGCAAATAATAGATTTTTGTAAAAAAATAAATTTAAATATGCAAACCAATAAAAAATTAAAATTTACACCAGGTGCACAATTTATTATAAATAAAAAAAATATTTTAAAACACGACAAGGATTTTTATATAAATTTGAATAATATTTTGATTAGTAGCGAATATTCAAAAGACGGGCCTTATATCTTAGAAAGAATATGGAACTTTATTTTTTAAAAAAAAAAAATATGCATAAATACGACTTATCACATTTGATTCAAAATGAAAATCAGGATGTTTGGGGGCCCATCCAAGACGACGAAGCACTTTTTTTATACGGATTAATACGAACAGCGCGCATAAAAACAATACTCGAAATTGGTGGGTTAAATGGCTATAGTTCTATGAACTTTTTAAAAGCATTGGATTTTTCAAAAAAAAATATTTTGTATACTTGTGATATAAACCCAGTTCCGAAATTATCCGAAAATCATATTTGTTTAATAAAAAATGCAAAAGACATATCTGCATCAGATATTAGTAATAGAAAAATCGATATGATTTTTTTTGATTGTCATGATTTAATTCAAATGGATGTTTATTTTAATTTATTGAACAATAATTTAATAGATAAAAATGAAGTTTATATTTGCTTGCATGATACAAATCTTCATTATGCACCTTACGGTAGGCAAGGTAATTTTTTAGAAAATGAACAAGGATTTGCGCATCAGCCCGTAGAAAGAATGATGACAAATTTATTCAAAAATCTGGGATATGATATATTGCATTGTTCTACTAAAAAAGAAGATCATGACGAAACATTGCCGTTTAGACATGGCGTTACTATTTGCAGAAATTTTAACTATTTATCTGTATAATTTTTACTAATAATAAAAATGAAAGTCATTGTAGTTGGTGGTGGATTATCTGGAATAGTTTCCGCAATTAAACTATGTGAGTTGGGGCATAAAGTAGAAATATTAGATTCCCGAAATCATATTGGTGGTAATTGTTATGACAGTAATTTAAACGGTGTCATTGTACATAATTATGGCCCCCATATTTTTCATACAAATGATGAACATGTTTGGGAGTTTATAAATAGATATACTACTTTTAATGAATTTAAATATAAACCTAAAGCATTATTGAATAATCATCAAATAATTAGTTTGCCATATTCTTTGTCCACAATAAAAGAATTAGGTCGAAATTTATCATCACAAGAAATTATTGATTTGATCTATAAAGATTATTCTGAAAAACAGTGGGGCATGCCTTTTGATAAAATTTCTAACGCTATATTAAATAGAGTGCCTGTTTTAAAAAATGAAGAATCTCCATCATGGTTCGGTTCTGAAAAATACCAAGGAATACCATCAAATGGTTATACACACATGATGAACAATATGTTAGATGGTATAAAAATTAATTTAAATGCAGATAAAAAAGATTTTAAAAAAATTAAAGCTGATCTTATCGTGTATACGGGGAGAATTGATGAATATTTTAATTTTGAATATGGTGAATTGCCATATAGAACCCTAAAATTTGAGCACGAAATAACATCTAATCGTTTGTTTCATCATGCAATCAATCAATGCAATAAAATTAATTCATATACTAGAATATATGATCATAGTTATTTTTTGAATCAAAATGAGCCTTTGACTGTTATAACAAAAGAATACCCTTCGCAATTTGATGGTAGTGGTATACCATATTATCCAATACCTTTCGGAACAGGATATGAGCTCTATAAAAAATATAAAAAATTAGCTGATAATGAAAAAAATGTTATTTTTATGGGTAGGTTAGCTACTTATAAATATCTGGATATGTGGGTAGCTATTAAACAAGCTATGAATATTGGAAATTTTTTATAGTATTGATTTATAGCTCTTTGTTTTTAAAATAAATCAAATGATTCTAGATCAAACCACAACATATAACGGCGACCTTATTCATAAACGTTTTGCTTACGAATTTCTTCGTAAGAACGTATCGCCCATCGGAGACTTGATTTGTTTCCGCGGTGCTATGAATGTAACAACTAACCTAATTGATCAAGAAGATCTCTTAGCTAAAGATTATATCTATAGCAATGATGCAATTAATTTTTGTTGGGAAATTCCAAATCTTTGTCCATTTGGTGCAGTAGCTTTCCAGAGATTATTCAATACTCAAATTGCTAATATCTTGTCTGTTCGATATATTCAAAAGCCAATTGAATTAAGGGGTGATGATTTAATTGTCCATGATGTCTTTACCGGATCTGATGGGAAAGAACAGACCAAAGGTAAAGCATCTGTGTCAATTACATATTCTACTAATAATGTAGCTATTGGACATACGGGTATCAATATTGATGCAGGTAAGAGTGCACCCAACTTTGCTTATTCAACAAAATTAACTGACGAACAAGTTCAATTGTTTATGAAGGATGTAGAAGCAGTATTTTATCATACAGTACGTGATATTCAGATTGCTACTACTAAAGTTATTCTGTAATGGAAGCTTCTATTTTTGATTATATCAATTCAATCCTTTTCGATAAGAGATACATAGATGATATAAAGTATGAAGAAGGACAATTCAACGTTTTTATGTGTAATCGGTGGATTTCTATGTATAGCGACGTTTCTGCTGAAATTATTAACGAAACGACCAACAAATACTGGCCGACGTTAACTTCAAAAGAAGATCAATACAATTTCCTATATAATATCTTTCCTAAGTTTAAACGAAAACGTATTGAATATATTAAAAAACATAAAGAAGATAAAGCAGAAAAGAAAGAGACAATAGATATTGATAGTCTATTAGCACAAAAGTATCAAATCTCTAAAAGAGAAGTTCAATTATATAAAAATATCCATGGGTCCAAATAAATAGACTCATGAACTTCTCTTCTTTATATGAACATTTAGTAGATTTATTTGGTGATGTGTTAAATGAAGGTTTAACACAAGATCCATTTTATGGAACAGGACAATTATATAAAGATATAGTAAAATCATTTGAAGAGTCAGGAGAAGGAATAAACGGTTTGCAAAGATTGCTTCGTGACTATTTTCAAATGAAAATAGAGAAGAGAGATTCAGAAGATCAATCTGAATTAAATTCATTACGTGATGACACTATTGAAAAGATTAGATCTGTTTTCATTCCGTGGGACGAAAAACGTTTTGCTAAAGAAAAAGCAGATAAAGTTGATCCTGAATCTGAGTATGCAAACGCTGAATATAAAGACCGCATCACCAAAGCTTTACAACTTCAAGTTATTAATAAAAGGGCAGAAAGTGAAAACAAGAAAGGGGCAGAAATTGAAATCAATAAAGGGGCAGAAATTGAAATTAATACGCCTATGATTAAAGATGCTTTCTTGGAAAAGCTTAGAACAGTGTTTAAAACAGTAAAAGTAGCACCTCTTAATACAAAATCTTTACAACATCAATTAACTGGTGAAAAGAGTGAACTTTTTAATAAATTCAAAGCGTATGTAAAGCAAAATGATGAATTGAAAAAATTCAAATTAGAGCTCGAACTGAAAAAGATAATGCCCGAATCGTTAAAAGGTAAATTCCAACAATTTATAGATGGAGAAATTACAGAGAGAGATATAGCAGAAGCTATTCGTTTATCTTAGTTGACTTATAAAAAAAGGGCATAATTAATAGTATGCCCGCTGAATTACCAACAGAATTAGATAATTTAAAAAATTCCAAAAGCCTCATTGACCTTGATGGTCATTCTGGAGGCTTTTTTGGTTTAGATGAATACAAGCTTTCCTTCGTCTTTGCTGATATTGTATTAGTAGAAATGATTGATGAAGTAGAAGATGCGCAAGGTTCTGCTATCCAAAGAAATGGATTATTCATTCCCACTAATGCAGTAACTAAAGCATGGAGAAAAGCAAAGGTTGTTTTAACAGGACCTAGTGTCAAATATTGTAAAGTAAATGATATTGTCGTATTTCCTAATGATAAGGGTGCTTCTGTTTCTAATCTCGAAATTGAAGGATACGGAAAAGTAAAAAAAGGAATGTTCTTAAATGAGGAGAGACTTTTTGGTATTTGTAAGAAAATGTAAGTATGGCAAGCTTTACTGAATTAAGAAATTTATTATTAGAAAACGTATTAGACATCAGATTCTTGAGAAGAACACCAAAGCCTGGTTCAGGTTCTACAAGAAGAATGTTGTGTACAAATTCAACTAATTTACTTAATTCATATAATGGAAAATTAATTTTAGGATATACAGCCCCCACACAATATCCAAAATTTGATCCACAAGCTGAAAACATTATTATTACTTGGGACATTCTTATGCAAAACTATAGATGTATAAATGTTGACAATTGTACTATTATTCAAAAATTACCAGCTAACGATGAATTTTGGAAATACTTCAATGAGAACGTTTATACAATGTCTACTTCACAAAAAATTAACTTCATGAACACATGATTAACGTACTTGAAAACAATTTAAATAACTTTCTCCAAAGAGAGGTGTCTTTTATGGTAAACAACAAAACCATAAAGAAAGGTAAACTATTATTATTCACTGTCAAAGATTTTTATATTACTTTCTTATTGAGAGTGAATAATGAACAAAAGAAATTTGAATTGCCATATCCATTTCATAGCAATTCAAAAGGATTGACAGCTGAAATGAATTATACATTAAATGAAATTTCACATAATTGTGATCACCTTTATTTTAAATTGAAATCTTTGACACCAAAGACTAACGCTAAAATTTACGATAACGTAGTTTATATTGTTGGTGAGTGATCTCTAAACGAAACCAGATAAAATGACATCATGAATTTGATGTCATTTTTTCCTGATGGATATGAACCACTACCTCAGCAAGTAGAAATCATTCCGAGAATAGAAAGAGCCTTTGAATCAGGTAAGAAGTTTGTTATTTGCTGTGCACCTACTGGCTCAGGCAAATCTTTTTTAGCTAAGACACTAGCTAATAGCAGTTCTATTTCACCTACAGAATTTATTAAGTCTATTGAATCAAATCAGGCTTTTGCAATGGATCAATTTGGCGCATATCTTGATCCGGATGATTGTTCCGGTATGCCTACATTTGGTGCCATGGCATTAACTATCACTAAGACGTTGCAAGATCAATATGTATCATTATTCGATGATTCAAAAGCATTGAAAGGTAAAGCAAATCATACATGTGCTATTGATCCAAAATTCACAGCAGATATTGCACCATGCATCTTCAATTCAGATTTGAAGCACGAATGTCAAGTTGCTAATAAATGCCCATACTATAATTCAAGGAATGAAACATTAGTATCACAATTTGGTGTTCTGAATTACAGTATGTTTCTGTCATTACCAGGTCACGTAAAGAAAAGAGATTTTATTATTTGTGATGAAGCTTCAGAATTAGAAGACGAATTGGTTAAACGATTTTCGAGAGAATTGAATTATAAGGTTCTCAAGAAGATGAATATTTCCATTACATCCATCCCAATTAATAATTATACAAAGTTTAGAACTTGGTTAGAAAACTTTGTAGGAGATCTTTCAGAAGAAGTTAACACATTAATGGATTCATTGAAGAAGAAAAAGACATCTACTTCATTGGTAGATAGACAAAGATTGTCATTATTTAAAAATTTGCATATGTCGCTCAAGACAACTATTGAGACTTGGGATGATTGTGAATATATTCTAGAAAAGACAAATGAAGCAATTACCTTAAAGCCTCTGAGAATTGATAAACTTTCTCAACATATTTTCAATTATGGAGAAAAAATCCTTTTGATGTCTGCTACTATCATTGATCATAAACATTTTGCCAGAACGCTCGGAATCACTGATTATGAGTATATTGAAGTAGATTCTACATTCTCTGCAAAGAAGGCTCCAATCTTTTGCGCGGGCAGGGTTAAGTTGAATTATAAAAATTTAAAATCATCATTACCATACATTGCAAAACAAATCAAAAATCTTTGCGATCAACATAAGGATGTGAAAGGTGTAATCCATACGCATACTATGGAGATTACTAATTATCTTAGAAATAATATAAATGATCCTAGATTTATCTTTAGAGGAGATGGTATGACCAATGAACAAATCCTCAAACAACACTTAGAAGATCCGTCACCAACTATCTTGGTATCACCCTCATTAACTTATGGAGTAGATTTAAAAGATGATTTAGCTAGATTTCAAATCTTAGTGAAAGCAGCTTATATGCCATTAGGAGATGAAAGAATTAAACGTCTCTTTAAAGAAGATGGTCAATGGTATGTCAATAAGATGCTTAATAATCTCATCCAAGCGTGTGGTCGTGGAGTTCGATCAGTAGATGATTATTGTGTGACATATATCTTGGACGGATGCATTGTAGATGCGGTCATTCAGAACAAAACCAGATTACCAAAGTACTTCTTGAAGCGATTCAATTAAATATATGTGTGGAAATACAGACATTTCATTTTGAGATACGTGATATCATATCGCAATTTATAGCTGCTTTTGATGATGTAGTTATAAATCGATATGATAAAAACCGCGACGCAAGATCAAATGTCAAGGTTCGTTACGTTTATTCTCCAAAAGAAAGAGTCTTATTTGATATCGTAAACAAAGCACAAAATATTACATTGCCTGTTATTGCTGTCAATGTAACCGGTATAAGCCGTGACGAAAACAGGGTGTTTTCTAAACTCTATGGATTTGATGAAAGTGATCATTTTTCTGATTTAAAGCCCGGAAAAAATCATGCGCATATTAATATGCCGATACCAGTAAACATAGATTTATCTATGTCAATTCTTACTGAGTATCAAACGGATATGGATCAAATACTTTCTAATTTTATACCGTATTCAAATCCTTATGTTGTAATTGCATGGAAAATACCGGATGCTATGGGAGCAGCCACCACACAAGAAATAAGGTCTCAAGTAATGTGGTCTGGAAACATGACCATGAGCTATCCTACGGATACAACAAAATCAGACAAATATAGAATAGAAGCATCTACAGGATTTACTATAAAGGGTTGGTTGTTTCAAAAAGAAATGCCAAAACAACAAAATGTATTTTTTATTAAAACTAACTTTTCTTCAGCATTACTAGAATGTGATAATTTTTATGCGTCGAATTCTGAAGCAATAGCATTACCAGCTAGACAAAATACAAGAACAATTACATTCTCAGCTGCGCCCGCATGCACATCTATATTTTTTCATGGCACATTAATTGATGATGACTTTATCTTTCAAAAAGAAGAAGCAAATTATCCGTTTATGCTATTAGGTAATAATTTTGATCATACGACCAATGTTTTACTTTCATCAACTTCTACTATTTTATCTTCTACACTAACCGTATTGAATTTTGATTACTACCCACCCGTTAGTGCATATAGTTTACCATTATCATGTTATAAATTAATAAACAATTATACTATAGAATTAAATCTACCTGAATTAATAAGCAACGGTACATTTAATATTATAGTAGCAAATAGAGCAGGTTGGGAGAAATTTAAATATCAATTTAATATTGGAGACGCACCAGACAGTTCATTATTACCACCACCAGAACCACCAGAACCACCCATTACTGATATTATGGGCAAATATTTCTTCTCATTAATCAACAATGACTGGTATGATACAGTAAATTGGTATGCAGATGCTGATAAGTCTATTCAAGCTACAGTACTACCCGATGAAACAGTAGATGTAATTATATTGCCGGCGACAATGAGACCCGTAGTTGATCTAGATAATTTTGAATGGACAGATCCCAAATCAATAGATGCAACTCAAGCAAACGGTATTACATTCAGGTCTGAATTGGGATCACAAGTATTTTCACCTATTGTTGGTGATGTCATATATGAAGGTAGCGCTAGTCACGGTTAAAATATCAAAGAACATGATAAATAGTGGAAATGAGTTCTTTAGATGATGGTCGTTCTTCTACATTTGGCAGAGACTTGATGAATTATATTTCATCAAAATTGCCCTATTCTGGTTATAATGTTTTAGATGCATCTGAGAAATTAAATCCTAAATTTAAGTATTTCGAAGAAGTTGGCTCACGAAGAGCAGAAGCCTTATCTAGGCATTCTGTTTCTCAAAATAGTGAATATAATAATGCAGGTATAGGTGCAATTCAGAAAGATTCTAGATTTTCTGAAATCATGTATGCTAATATCCAAAAGGATAAACCAGCACGCATACGTGACTATCGCATTATTGCTGCCTTCTCGGAAGTATCTGATGCTTTAGATGAAATTTGTGACGAGATAATTAATAAAGATTCCGACGGCAACATTATCAAATTACGTTATAAAAATGATAATCTAAATGAAACACAAGAAGAAACACTAAATAGAGAGTTTCAAAAATACATTCAATATTTTGATTTAGATAATAAAGGATGGGATATTTTTAGGTCATTGTTGGTAGAAGGGGAAGTTTTCTTCGAACATATCATTCATGAAAAATATCCTAAAGAAGGTATCTTAGGCACAGTACAAGTGGGTGCAGATATGATTGATCCTGTTTTTACCAATGTACAAAACATGATGGTAAAAGCGTTTTTATATCGCAAGCCAAAGTTTGATCCTAATAACCCTACCAAACAGGTTGGACACGAATATGTTCCGATGGACAAAAATCAAATTACTTATATTCATTCTGGTATATGGAATGAAAATAAGACCATGAGATTGCCATTCTTAGAAAACGCTAGAAGAGCATATCGTCAATTATCGATGATTGAAGATGCAATTATCATTTATCGTTTAGTCAGGGCCCCCGAAAGATTAGTTTTTAACGTAGATGTTGGAAATATGCCTGCTCCTAAAGCAGAGTCTTACCTACGAAAATTACAACAACAATATTGGTCTTCTAAAACATTTGACAATAATCAGGGTGGTGTGGTACAAAAATTTAATCCGCAAACCATGTTAGATAGTTACTGGTTTGCAAAGAGAGCCGGTTCAGAAGGAACATCTGTTACAACATTACCAGGCGGGGCAAATCTAGGTCAATTAGATGATTTAATGTACTTCATGAAGAAGTTGTATCGAGCATTAAAGATACCTTCTTCACGATTAGACCCACAAGATACATTTAAAGACGGTCAAGAAATTCTTAGAGAAGAATTAAAATTTGCTAGATTTATTATAAGAATGCAACAACAAGTTGCAGCTGGTTTTAAAAATGGATTTATTACACACCTTCAATTGAAGGGTTTGTGGTCTGATTTTAAATTAAAAGAACAACATTTTGACTTGGAATTTAATGTTCCAACTAACTTCTATGAATTAAGAGAAAGTCAAAAATTAGAAATGAAGGTTCAAAATTTCGGTACTATGTCAAGTAATCAAAGCATATCACCTTCTTATGCACAGAAGAAATATTTGGGTTGGTCAGATATTGACGTGAAAGCTAATAGAGAATTCTTAAGAAAAGACAAAGAGTTTGCTTGGGAATTGGCACAGATTGAGCAGGCTGGTCCTAATTGGAGACAAGCGTTACAAGCCCAAGCAGCAGCTATGGCACCAGCTGGAGAAATTGGTGGTAGCGCACCTATGGCTGGTGGTGGAGGAGGTGGTTCAGCGCCGCCACCGTTTGTGGGC